CGGTAACTCCTCGAACCAAAGCTGAGATCGCTTATAGGGCGCTAGCCGCAATTCAACCGGGTCCTCAGAGTGGTGTGCAGTATTTAACGGTAACTCCACAACAAGCACCGTTTGCGATTCAGCCACGTGATGAGAAAAATCGACATCGATTTGGATTTAATGTGTATCTCTATAAGGAGCCGTCATAATGGCCGAATCACTTCTTGTTGATCCGAATGGAAAGCCCATCAAGTCACTGAAGGATTCTCCTTGTCCGAAATGTGGAGCTCCTCCAAATAAACGTGTGGCATCTGGTGGATTTGGTGACACGTATTTGATTTGCACAAATTGTGCATACGATTTCAACGGAGAACTCAAGTGCGAAAAAGTTATCGTGTAGCACCCGGACACGAATTCAATTATCCTGCTGATAAACGCAGTCAGCAGATTATTGAACACGTTGGTGGTCGACGCAATCTGACTGAAGACCAGAAAAAATTGGTGACCTACAAAACGGTTACCGAAGGTCAGGATTGTTCCGACATGCCGGAAAGCACACGTGACCTTTACGTGGATCGGGGTTGGATCCTCGTGGAAGAAACTGTAGGACCTGCGAAACAGAAGGAAGTGACTCATGAGTAAATACGCAGGCTCGCAATTTTCAGTGTTCCTGGTCGACGGTTACAATCTCGCTGCGTCGATCATGGACTCGGTGTCAATGGGTGAAGAATCGATTACTCAGGAGACCCATCCATTCGGGACTGGAAATGAGTCCCATACTCCGATTGGTATAGTCCGCGGTGCTCTCAGCGTCGGCAAGGGTTTCTTCGATACCGCAACCGATGCGCTCCACGGTGCATTGAGCACAGTCGTCGGGATCAGTCGAATCGTCTGCGCGGCTATCGAGACCAATACCATTGGCAATCATTTCATGGGCTTCGAGGGAGCCTATTCGCAGAAATATACGATCCTCGATGCCAACGAAGGGATGACCGAAGCAGATGTGGAATATTTGGTTTCGGGTGCTGTTGACGAAGGTGTTATCGTTCAACACTTAGCAACCTTCACTGCCGATTGGGATACGAAGACCGGCGGTGCTAACGCGCCAGATGCTCCAGTGGACAACACATTGGACAAGATGAATCGTGGTGGAGACATTACTGGCTCAACGAAGGCCAATCCCTGTGTCATCACGACTGCGAAGCCACATGGTCTGATCAGCACACAGCGAATAGTCATCTCTGGCAACTCGCTATCTGGTCCAGCGATCAACGGTCAACAGATCGTGACGGTGCTTTCAGCGACAACCTTCAGTGTCCCCGTCAATACGTCAGCATCAACGGGGACTGGCAACGACGGAACGTTTGTCTATGCCAGCACCTCCGGTGGTGGCGTTGGATATCAGCAAGTTCCAGCATTCTCCGGGTTCACTGGATTTGTCGGAAAAATCATGCACTCACCGGATGACAGCACGTATGCAGCATTGGTCACATTCGCAAACGTGACTGCAATCAACAATAAACAACGGCTTACTGCGAGCGGAATCGTTGATCGCTACTTGAGCTTCAACGGTGACGTTACTGGTTCAGGGAGCATCGACGTGTTCTCGGGTTTCGCACGCAACTTCTACAACTAAGGAGTGCACAGTGGCAAAGCATTCACCATCAGAAGTCACCGTCACAATCGATGATGCACCGGGCGGCACGGCTCGGATCATTACTCCATTCGTGACCACGATTGGCGGCTTGTCAATCGAATCAATCACACAGCAGTCAAATCCGTTTGGCGTCAGCACGGAATCACATACGCCAATCGGTTTGACAAAGGTGGCCGACATTCCGATCGGTGGCTTTTTCGACGACAACGCGCTGACAGGCCCGCACGTTGTTTTCCAGATCGCTGCGGGCGACATTTCACCCGCGAGTGTGGGGCGTGTGCTCGTGATCCTTGCTGCTACTGGCAAGACCTTCACGATCACCGTGCATCTCGTCAAGTACGAAGTCGGGCTCAAGCGCGATGGCTTGACCGAATACACCGCAACCGTCCGCCAGAAGTCAACGGGCGTCTGGTCGTAAGCGTCGTCTGAGAGTAACGGGGCTACTCTAATAGGAGGATTAGCATGGCGTTGGTCACGAACATCACAACAGATCTTCTCATCCCAGGAGAAAACGAAACAGTCGTCATCCGCAAACTGAGCCACAAGAATCTTCGTGAAGCTCAGAAGGCTCGTCAGAGTGAAGGCGTCGGGTTCATGAAGGAACTCGGCGCTGAACTTCTGCGTGCCCTGCAAGATAACGATACCGACAAACTCAAGCGTATGCAGGATACGCAAGAGGCTGACATCAACAGCTATGATCGCGATACGCTGTTGCGACTCGGTGTCGTCTCGTGGACCTACAAGGTTCCACCAGTTGCGATCAGCAAAGATGGCGTGACCAACGGCCTGGACGAGCTTGACGAACCGACCGCGAAATACATCGCGGAAGCAATATTCAAGTTCAGTCGTCCTGAAACGAAGAGTGACGCAAAAAACGCCTCAAGCGCTTCCATCGGTTCCTAAACGGAAACGACGAAGCGCCTGAAGAGTGGCTGATTAGCATCGTTTGCGAAGAATTCAACTGTCTACCTACAGAGGCAATCGAGGCAATTGACAATGATGTCGGTGGACTGCTGTTCAGAATTTTGGATCTTCGCTTTTACGCACGAGCTAAGGAGCAATACGAAGAAAGCCAGAAGATAGAGGACGCCAGTAAACGCCCGAATACGCCAGGAATTGAGCGTGTTCGTCAGATCCATTTCGAGCTCGCGCGCGAAGAAATGGAAAGAAAGCTAAAGGCGCAAGAGTCCAATGATTAGCGTAGGCGATCTCTTAGCAGTCTTGCGGTTGCGAGACGAGATGTCACCTGCGCTTAATCAAGCTGCGCAGAATGTCACTCAATTCGGTGGTGGAACTTCTACCGCTGCTTACCAATTAACACTCCTCGGTCGTGGTTTCCGTGAGGCAGGGGTTCTGATGTCCTCTGCCTTCACAGTTCCAATCGTTGCGGCAACCGCTGCGACATTCAAGTTTGGCGGTGAATTTGAAGCTGCTACGACACGACTAGTGTCGTTAGCAGGAGTTTCTAAAGAGGAACTTGGCGGAGTCCGAGACCGTATCCTCGAACTTGGTCCGGCGACTGGCATTGGGCCAAATGCGCTGGCGGAGGCGATGTATAAAGTTTCGTCGACCACGCGAGATACATCAGTTGGTTTAGAGATTCTTGAAGTTGCAGCGATGGGCTCGGCTGCAGGAATGGGCGATGCAAAAGATGTCGCCGGCGCGCTGACCGCAGTAATCAATTCATACGGATCTTCAAATATAGATGCGGCTAAAGCTGGCGATATCTTGACACGTGCGGTTCGCGATGGCGGTGCAGAAGCCAAAGAGCTCGCGCCAACTCTCGCTAATGTAGTTCCCTTTGCTGCACAATTAGGAATCAGCTTTGAGGAGGTCGCCGCAAATATTGCAACTGTCACGAAGGTTGGTGTCCCAGCTTCTGAAGCAGTCACATCTCTTGCATCAGTCTTTGCGGCGCTCGCACGAGAAACAAAGCGTGGTGAGGATGCCCTTAAGACTGTGAATATGTCCTATGCTCAGTTGCGTGCTGAGATCAAAGAAAAGGGTCTTGCTGCAACGCTTCTTGAATTGAAAGATGCGTTCAAAGGTCAAGAGCACAATCTGATCGATGTCGTTGGTCGACTTGAAGCTCTGAAAAATATTTTGTCAGTTACCGGAGCTCAGGCTAAGACCTATACAGAAGAAGTTCAGCGGATGGCCAGCGCAACTGGCGAACTTCGAACTGCCTTTGAGCAGATTACGCCTACGCAAGAGTTCATGTGGAATCAGCTGAAGGCTGGTATTGAGGGGACGTTCATCTCGTTGAGCGTTTCGCTGATGCCAGTATTCAAAAAGACTCTTGAGCTTCTCAATGGTTTCATTCCAATCATAAATAGTGTTGTTAAATCTTTCGGTGAGCTGAGCTCAACAACACAGCTCGTAGTCATCGCATTCTTTGCACTTCTTGCGGCCACCGGCCCGCTCCTTATTGCATTCGGATCTTTATTGCAAGCCTTTGGCAATATCGCCCGTGGTTTTCCGATTGTCATTGGCCTCTGGCAAGCGTTCACGAATTCGGTGGCCATGAACACGATTGGTGTTTGGGCGTTGAACGCTGCTAGCACGACAGCTGGAACAGTCTTACTTGGCTTAGCGCATGTTCTTGGATTTCTCATAGCAGTCTGGGCCGGTTGGAAGATTGGCCCAATGATCGGTGATTGGATTGGCATATCAGACCATATTGAATATGCTAGTCTGAAATTACAGCGATGGCTCGGTCTGGTCGATCAAGCTGCAACTGACCAAGATCTATGGAATTCAGTCCAAGAGAATACAAAACGTCGTGCTGGTGAAGTTGGCCCCGCGCTCGATGCAAATGCTGAAGCTCTGAAACGTCTGAAAGATCAGATCAGCGGTGTTGGTCTTATCAAGGACATGCAGGACCTTCAGACTGTGATGCGTGAGCTTGGTGAGGCTGGCAAGCTACCGCCAGAAGTCCTCGAACGCATCGCTAAGCAAGCGCAGCTCCTTCAGGCACAAGGTCAGAAACTTACACCTGAATTACAGCGCGTCGTTGATGCATTTGGCAAAGTGACAGAGGCTGGTAATGAGAATATCGCTTCAATTCGAGAGCAAGCCGAGGCTCTGAAACGCTATAACAAAGCAGTTAAAGATAATATCGATGAGGATCTTAGATTAGAAGCTGAGCGTTGGAAGACAAAGGCTTATTTCCTTGATTTCAATGGTGAGCGGGCTATTGCGGAGGTGGAACGTCAGTATAAAGTGATGGAAAAGGCGCATCTCGATTTTATCGAGAGCGAACATAAGGCTTGGATTGACTATGCGAATTGGTTAGATCAGACTGGCCTCCGTGGAATTGAAAATGCCGTTGAAAGATACAAAGAAGTATGGTCACATTCGTCTGCTGCGCAGCAAGCGCACGCAAATGACGCTAAGCGTATCTATGATGAGATGTTAGCGTATAGTGATAAATTCAGCGCTGAGACGCTTGCGAAATTCAAGAAAATGTGGCAAGATGCACAACATCTTGCCGACGGAACTCGGAATTGGCGCGACAATTTGGATCTTGTAGTTGGCGCTCTCGAAGTCGTCGGTGATAAATGGGCAACGATGACTGCTGGTGTGCTCCGTAATCTAAAGGCAATTATCGATATCTGGGGCAGTGGCGTTAAGAATGCGCACACATTGGCATTCGGACAGATGCTTGGAATGCTCGCTGAATTCATTCCAGCCTCTGATAAGGCTGCGGTCAGTGCTGCGAAATTCGCAATGCAAGGCGCAGCAGTCGGTTCTGTTTTTGGACCGTGGGGCGCTGCAATTGGCGCTGGAGTTGGTGCGGTCTATGGTTGGATCAAAGCTGGCCAAGAAGCGAGAAAAACTAATGATCTCCGTGATGCTTTTATTGCTGCTCGCGGAGGTCTAGATGTTCTCCATGCAAGTTTAGTAAAGATTCTTGGGCCTACTGGCGAGCTCATCACCCAACATCTACTCGCTGCAAAAAACACGAAAGAATGGGAGGCTGCTACTAAAGAACTAGATGCTACATTGAAACATCATCAAGAACAGATGAATGAAGTTGTGGAAATGATCAAGAAGCTGGGAACGAATTTCTCAGCTATCGCGAAAGCAATCATACCCGAGACAAAAGAGCAGTTGCGAGATCTTGGAATCATCGCTGTTGCTTCAATCAATGCAGCACTCGAAGCTGGTTATTCATTGCGCGAAGCAATACAAATGAATCATGATGGTATACAGGAGTTGATTGAGGCTTACAAGCGCCTTAAGATCCCTGTCGATGACGCATTCCTCAATATGCTGATGATCGTTGATCAGGTCATTGCAAAGAATCCAACGCTAGTTGCTGGAATCGATGCACTGATCTCTTCAATGGATATCTTGGCAAAATTGGGGATGTTGAATAAAGACACATTTGATGCGATGCAGCGCAGTGCATACGATATGTATGTGCAGCTCCAAGCCCAAGTCGCGAGCTTCGGAGGGACTACGAAAGATGCCTTGTTACTCATGCAAGATCTTCTGCATAAGGCAGAACAGCGCGCGAAAGAACTCGGCATCCCATTGGATGCAAATCTGCAAATGTTAATCGACCAATCTAAGGAACTTGGTATCTGGGAGGACATCGGTAAGACTGCTAACGAGAAGCTCCTAGAAGGGCTCAGCGCTCTTGTTAATAAGATGAATGAATTGGTCGATGCGATTAGACGGGCTGGTGATGGGATGCGAAATATTCCTCCGCCGCCACCGGCTCCAAACTATCCAAGTCCAGACGAGCCTCCACCTTCGGAACAGGCATTCGGTGGCGAGTATATCGTATCTCGACCGACAATGTTCTTGGCAGGTGAAACTGGTCGCCCAGAACGTGTCCATTTCGGTGAAGCTGCAAAAGGCGGAGGTGGGGTCTCGAAACAAACAGAACTGAAACTTGATAAAGTTGCTTCTGAAGTAGAGGGTCTTCGGAGAGACTTCCAGTTTACAATTCCGAATCTACTGGCGAAAGCAACGATGAGCGCAATGGCGAAAGCATAATGGGTGTTGTTAGTCCAACGATGAAAATCGAGATGGCCCTCGGTGGGTCATTTCGACAAAAGGCATATAACGCCACTCCTATCAGTTGGTGGCGAATGTCTGAACGTTCCGGGACTTCTGCTCGAGATACAATGCTCGTTACGCATGGGACCATAACTGGTGATATTACGAAAGGTGTTCTGAACGGAAATCCAGAAGGTGGTGGTGGCTTCACATTCGGTGGGTCCACTAGTGAGATTGCGCTTGGCGACCCCACAACTCTCGAACCAGGAGCAACAGCATTCTCGCTGTATGTTTCTAAGTTGAAGTGTGCATCAGTCGCAGCCCAACGCGTCATCTATGCGAAATTCAATAACGCAAATCGTGGCTATGGAATTTCATTTGAGCAGACCACTGGGAAACTCCGCTTTTTTGCTTTCACATCTGGTGGCACAACGCTCTGGGATTTTGTAACTTCTGCAGGTTACGCAGACGGCAATGAATACGATTGCGCCTTCACATGGGATGGAACAACTGGCGCGAATAAAGTAAAGATCTGGGTGAACGGAACGAATGTCCAATCAGCCACTGCTGCCGCTGGCACAATTGGAGGAACCTCACCCAATGCGTATATCGGACGATTAGATGAGGCTGGGACACCGCTTCGCTTTATTGGTTCCATGGATGATCTGATCTATTATGCAAAAGAACTGTCGTCCACAGAGATTACTGCTCTGCGTAATTCTTCTCTATGGACTGATATTTCTAGCGATCTTGATGCACATTCTGCTAAGCTCAATTTGAAATGGGGAATTAGTGCCAATGGTCCAAAAGATAGGATGGCCGATCTTGGAATCCTCACTTTCAATTTGAAAAATCATGCGGGTAACTCAGCTTCAACACAAGGCTATTATTCTCCGAGTCATTTGAGCCATCGTTCTGGTTTTAACTACGGCGTGCTCACGCGAGTCGTCTTCACTTACAGTGGAACTGACTATCAGCGTTTCATCGGCAAAATTGCTGCTATTGATCCGATCCCAGGTCGATACGCATCTCAGCTTGTGAGAATTCGTGTTCATGATTTGATGGATGATCTTCTTGAAAATGATTTGCGCAATGTGAAACTCCAGACAAATCAAAATGAGGATGTCCTACAACGGACAGCTCTCGAAGCGCTCATCCCAACGACACAACCGCTAGGCCTGAATCTCGATACTGGCTTAGATCTTTCTCCATTTGCATTTGCTGAGCTCGGTGCTGGTGATAGAGTTTACAATCCACTATTCGATCTGATCATGAGCTCCATTGGATTTGGGCATATGGGGCCAGACGGGGTCTATCGTTATGAAAATCGTAATGCTAGGCAATTAGTTGCGACATCTTTTACATTCAATGATGATATGGTCGGACTAGTAGTTCCGACAACGCTCGATGGTGTCTTTAATCATGTTCGTGCGACGTATCATCCAAAAACAATAGATGCGTTAGCTACCACAGTCCTCTTCGCACAAACTGGTGATCCACCAGTAATCTCTCCCGGACAGACCATCATCGTTTGGGGCGATTACTACAAGACCTCAGAGCCTAGTGTTAAGATTGGTGGCACAGCACAGGTCACGCCAGTTTCTGGAACTGATTGGACTGCGAATACGTTAGCTGACGATAGTGGTACGAATAAAACTGCACAGGTTACAGTTACCACTGGATCTGTAGCAAATCCAACTGGTGATTGTTTTGCATCTACGACGAAGTTCACAATCACAAATAACGATGCTGGCGCTGTATTCCTAACGAAGTTGCAAATTCGAGGAAAAGGACTCTACGATTTCTCTCCGATCACGGTAGAATCCATAAGCGTTCAATCATATGGTGAACGTGATATTGATATCGATTTGAAGTATCAAAACAATTATAATGTCGCGAAGGGAATTGCAGACTATATTCGATTCCAATTTGAGCTGCTTGGTAATCAAGCATTTTCGCTCACATTCCAGGCGAACTATCAAGACGCCCATATGCTCGCTGCACTATCAGGTCAGATCGGCCAGAAGATAGTTGTCACTGAGACAGTAACAGGGCTTATCGCCGCAGCACTATTCATTCAGAGCGTCCAACTTGAAGTTGCGGAGCCTGTTTGGATTACTTGCACATTGGGTCTTGCAGCAACATCATTCTTCAGTGAAGTCTGGCAGATGGGTATTGCTAGTCATGGTGAAGTTGGGGACCACACTTATTTTGGATTTGTATGATTCTAAGACCTGCAGACTTTCACGAATATAACCCATTTGGGCTCACCCTTGTGACACCCGAGGCTTATCGAAATCTCATAGCGAAGACTATGGAATTTCGGGAGGCTCGGACTGGCCGGAAGCCACAATTTCCGGATGACATCACGACACCAATTCTTGCATATATCAGCAACAATAAATGGATTATTATCTGTGAATGCGGTGCTGCAAACATGGTGCATCCAGATTGGAAAATGGCTGGTTGCATGGAGTGTGGCCGTATCCACACGAACGTAATTATTCCCTCGAACTTCGTAGCTATCGAGGCTGTCCTAGAGAAACGATTAGAGTGGAATCGTAATTTTCTCCCACAAAAGGGCGAAGACATCGAAACACTGAAACGAGAAAATCGCGACCACGGCTTACCCGACTAGAGGTCATAATGGCTTGGACGACACCAGATCCTGTTATCGCTGGGCAATTGATGACAGCATCGTTTTGGAACAATCAAGTTCAGTTGAACATGGTTGAACTCCGTGGCGGTGGCATTGCAATTGCCTCCCAAGCTGCGAATGATATGATCACTGGTGGTGGATCAACCGCGCTTGCCCGGACTGCAATCGGCGCAGCTCGTCGATTCTGGCGTGTGAACAACGCTGGAAATGGTCTCGAATGGGCCAGTTGGGAATTGCCAAATGCGATCGGCACTGCTGGTTACTTTTTGCGTAGTGATGGCACAATTGCGACATTCCAGCCCGGTGGCCGTCTCAGCACTGCCGCTTCCGCATCGTCTCTAACGCCAGATAATAACGCATTTGAGATCTATGAATATACTGCACTTGCAGCAGGTCTAACAGTCAATAACATGGCGAATCCAGGTCCTGATGGCTATCGTTTCTTCTTCCGTATCAAAGATAACGGAACTGCACGGTCTTTATCCTGGGGGACTTCTTATCAACCCGGAGGCGTTGCATTACCGACAACTACAGTTATCAATAAAGTGTTGCATCTGGCTTTCATGTACAAAGCTGGCGTTGCGCACTATTTGATTGGAGCTGCACAAGAGGCATAATGGCTGGCCTCTTTCGCAGACTTATCGTTGCTGGCGGTGGCGCTGGCGGGAGTGATGCCGGTGGCGGTGGTGGCGGCGGTTTCGTCAGCGATACGACGCTAGATCTTGCACCGGGGACTTATTCGATAGTCGTCGGTGCAAGCGTTGCGGGTGGCTCTGGTGATGGAGGAACTGGAAATAACTCGTCTGCATTCGGATTCACATGTAACGGTGGCGGCGGCGGAAAAGGAACGAGTGGCGCGGGTCTCAATGGAGGAACAGGCGGCGGTGGTGCAGGTGATTGGGTAGTCACTGGATTTGATATCGATGAAAACGGTGGAACTGGCTCTCAAGGTGGAAACGGCGGCAAAGGTCGTCGTGTTCAAAATGGTGATCCAGCCTTTGAACGAATTCTTGGTGGCGGTGGTGGCGGAGCAGGTGCTAACGGACGGAATGCTGAACAAGACGCAACTAACGTCGGCGGCTTCGGTGGTGCTGGTATTACTTCTGACATTACCGGATCATCACTTAAATATGGCGGCGGTGGCGGCGGCTCTGGTGAAGTAAACGGTGGCGGTGGGACTGGTGGAGATGGTTCTAACGTCACTGGTGGAAATGGTGGACAGGGCTCTGGTGGAGGTGGTGGCGCAGCTGACGCTTCTGACGGAACTGCGAATACTGGCGGCGGTGGAGGCGGAGCACCGATCTTTGGAACCTACGGATTTAATGGTGGGAATGGCGCATCTGGTGTAGTCTACATTCGCTTCAAGAAAGGCTATGCAATCGCAACGGGTGGCTCAATTTCTACAGTTGGCAGCGATTGGCTTCATACATTCACGAGCAGTGCTAACTTCGTTGTTACAAGTATCGGTGGTGGATTTTTCTGGTAAGGAGCTCAGATGAGATATGTTTATTTTCTGACACCAAAAGAACTGGGAGTTATCGGACGTATGCGCCTACGTAGCGATAACGGTGAAATCATGGAAGCAGTTCACGATACAGTTGCTGATCTTCCAGCGCTCGTCGTCACAATTCCAGACAGTGTCCCGAATGGAGTTGGTTGCACCCGTTATCTCGAAGCCGATGGTTATATTGCTCGAGAGGAACATGGAATCCTACGTCTCACGAGCATCAATCCAGTCACTAATTCAGTCGCATTCGAAAGCGATATGGGAACATTGGAAAAGGCGGGTAGCCGCCCTTTCGTACGTAGCGGCATCGTCCGTGCGGCGGGCCGCTCATTTCAAGATAACGAAGGATTTTTCTATCCGCTCGGTGAAACTCTGTTCTGGGCACCGAGGGGTTGGAAATTCGAGAATGACCGAATAAAGAAGAATATCGAATGGGCTGCAAGCTATCAGGTTGACGCCAATCGAATTCTCTGCGCGGTAGGCTGGCCGGGAAATGAAAATGATCCAACATGGCCGGACTATCAGCAAGTTCTCGCGGAGCTCATTGATTGGACGTATGACCAGTGTGGTATGCGGACTATTGCTACTATCTGGGGTGGCGGTCATTGGGACCCTCTTCATACTACGGATCTTGTATGTAATGTTATCCGAGACCGTAAGCATAAGATACTCTATGCTGAAGCGGTTAATGAGTCGTTTAATAACCTTCCGGATGTAGGCATAGTCCGGGAGATGTCAAGGCGACTCATGGCAACTGGCGTGCTCACAGTTTCGTCTTGCTTGAATCCTCCGACTATGGAGCAGTATAACGAACTTGCGCTTGGCTGCTCCAATATGACAACTGTCCATCTTGACCGCAGCTACGGAGATCTGGACTGGCGCTTCGTCCGTCAACCTTGGGATGTCAAGCAATTCCCCGGACCATGTTCGCAAGGCGAGCCAAAAGGTCCCGGTTCCAGTGTGTCCCCGTCCTCGAACCCACTCCAGCTGGCTCACGACCGACTTGTCGGGATCATATGTGGTGCAGGTTCCTATGTTATTCACAATGCAGCAGGCGTCTACGGTATCCCGAACAATAACGCTGGAGGTGGACACCGCACTGCGAATCTCTGGGAAATGCCTGGCATCGATGCAGTCATGCGTGTTGTCCGAAAAGCTGATTCAATTCTCCCGATTGGAGTAGAGGGCTGGCGTAAAGCGAATGATGGTTGGCGTCCGCCACTACAGCAACATCCACTACCCTCGCAAGAGTTCTGGGAAGGCGATTCCATTAATCCAAACGAACGTGGAGTCAACAAGAACTACTGTGCAATCGAAGGAGCGCATTTCGTCTGCACTCCAGCAGGCATCAAGAACATGGCGCATCTTCGTGCGACATGGCCTTGCACGGTAAGGGTTTACGATACAGAACTCGCAGAATTAGTTATCGAAACAGATCTCGACTCCGGTGAAGACCTTTTGCTCCCCGGTGTGATGAATTCGATGCGCGCGTATACGGTCGTCGGAGACATCCACTAAGGAGGTGACTATTGAGGACTTTCACCGGATACGTAGTATTCTTTGCCGCCCTAGGAATGATGTGTGGTCTCGCGGGTAACGAGATCACAAAGCTTCAATCCTGGAATGCGATTTATACTCCTGAATTTGTGGGGAAGATCCTCCTTGAGATTTCTACGGTTATCGCAACATTTCTCGGCGGTAAATTGATTCCAACACAAAGCGATCGTCGTGAAGTTTGGAGTGAAGAAGAACGGAAACGTCGTCTCAAATACAGACATCAGGGAGGATGGAAATGACGCAGTTGCTGTGCTTCAGTCGGAAACAGAATGCGATTCTGGGATTGATTTTCATCACGACCCTCGTGATGAGTTTCGGGATCGCAGCATGTTCGTCGAACGTGCCGCCGAATCTCTCGCCGCAAGCAAAGATCGCATATGTCAACACGCAGGTAATCAAGTCTCTCGACCTGCTGCGCGACATCACGATTTCGGCGAATGAGCAGACTCCACCGCTCGTATCTACGGAAGACACGAGGAAGGTTGTGCTCTATCATCAATCGGCCATCAAGACAATCATGGCGATGCCAGCCGGTTGGAAAACTACAGTTACGACGGGACTCGACGAAACCATCAAGAACCTGTCCGAGAATACGCAGAAACTCCTCTCGCCATATATCGCACTGGCGAAGACGATTCTTGCGCAGATTCCGTAGTCAACTGGACATCAAGCTGAGGAGATTGACATGAATCCACTACTCGTGAACATCGCGATTCAGCTCCTTCCGCAAGCCATCAAGCTTGCGAAGGAATTGTTCAAGAGAAACAATCCGGATCTTCCGCAACCATCCGATGAGGAAGTGATCTCTGCATATCAAGTGGCGGGCGCTTCGTCGTTGGCAAAAGACGAGGCTTGGCTCGCGGCGCATCCGCAGAGCTAGGCTGACAATTAGGTGAGGGTCGCGCAATTCGAGATCGTTGCTGGGAACAGAGGCTGCCCCGGCCTCTGGCACTCGATGCTCGGACTCGCGGCCCTCACCTAAAATGGCTCCTTGCTCGGATCTTCCTTCACTTCAAATACCTGCGCAATCCACTGGCCAGTCGTACCAATCACCTCAAATACAGTATACGACTGTTTTGGAACTTCACCGAATTCCATGTAGAAATTCGCGAGTGCTGAGGCAATCGCATAATTGACTGTAATTGCACGACCCTCGGCATAACGCAATCCGCCGGGCCGAAAGACCTTGACGTGCTGTGAACGATTCTTGAATATCGGCATTACTTCACCTCTTCAACACGGTCTGCACGAAATGCGACACAGGCACGTTCGCGAGAATTGCTCCCCGGCACACCGTTCATCTGGACAAGATAGACCGGATGCATGACTCCACCATCACCACTGAAATTCTCGCTGTGCGGCCAGCAAATCGCACCGTAACCTACGATGGTGCCGTGCTCTTTATCGTTCCATGTCGTTCTGATATGTGTGCCAATCGGAAACATTATTCATCCTCCCATCGATCCCATCGCGGATGCCGGTAGTTACCGTCCGGCGTTCGTTCCTGATATTCGATACACAGCCGACGGCCCACTTCAGGGTGAACTTGTGTCTGGCTATGCAGCTTCGCAAGGCGAAGACACTCTGCGTCATTCTTGGTCTTCACCGCGGTTTCGTTTCCTTCGTCATCACGCAGCAGAACAATCGCACAAGGCCCACGATCAATGATCAGACCTTTCGTGGCTACAAATCCGGTCACTGTTAGCGTCGCATGCTGAAGTTTTTTGATCTTGAGCCACGTCTTCGGCCGCTTCCCAATCTGATAGATTGAATCGCGCTGCTTGAGAATCAATCCCTCACCATCGCGCGCCCAGACTGCATCTCGAAGTGCGTAGATTTCGTCCCAGGTATTAACTTGTGTGGAGGCCGCGATACAGACTGAATTGTAAAGCCCGTATTTCTCTGCAAGATGTAATAATCCTAGACGTCGAAGATCGTAGCTTAAATCAGGCTGTGCAAAGGAAGGCGGGTGTGGTATGTCGAAGATCACGAAAATCATTTCGGATTGGTTCTTGATTTCCGTTGTGCCGTAGGAACGTTTACCGGGTACGAATATCTCACCGTCGTACCAACCATCTGGTAACTTTGCGAGCACTTCGAGGATGTGGGTCGGTAGTGGATGAATGATGCCATAGCGGGACCACGGAGTGACCTTCTTATCCATGAAGAGGTCGTCGGATTTTCCCTCGACATGCGCAAGAATGCGGATCCCGTCAAACTTCTCTTCAGCCGCCCATTGATCCGGCTCAAGAATGAAATCGGACTTCAGAGGCCGGGCCATCATCAGTGGAAAGAACATTACTGACCTCGTTCGTCTGTAAGCGCCTGTTGCAATGGAGTGAGTGGCTTACTAGGCCGATACTGTCTGCATTTGTCACGATTGTTCAACGGATGCTGCTGCGCAATTTCACCGCAGATGCAGACTGGCCATCTTTTGTCTCGGTCTGTGAATAATGCGTAGATTGCATCTTGACGTTGTTCCGATAATGTGTTACGAATCTCTAGTGTCGTAACGAATTCCCAGCCTGCATCGGGTATAACGTCGCTGTAGTGCTCCGCCTCTCTTCTTGTCTCGTAGATCTTGCTAAGATGCAAGAGCGCCTTATCACCTAGCGCCCCACGACGTGTGAAAAGGTTTGCATATTTCATGCCAGTAATATACCACAGTTTAAAACTGATTACAAGTCCGCAAATATCCGAGACCATGCATCGGCTGCAAACTTTAAGTTAAGCTGTTCGAGGAAGATTGCTGAAACACGCCAGCCTAGACGCTTCAGCTTTGCATGATTCTTTTCCGCGAGTTTCTGTTTGCGCGAATTGGGTCGCTGAATCTCAACTATTCGCTTGGTTCGGGGATTTGCATAGTAGGCAATATATCGAGAACCCGCTTGGTCAAGGATAATCGTATATTGAGCTCTATAGCCTTTTGCCTCTAATTCAAGTTCATATTGACGGGGCAGGGTAGTGCTTACCAGTACCAATGAACGCGGACCTTTTGAACCTTGCTCTGCCATGCGTTAAACCCTTTGTTTACAACAAGTTACAAGCTCGGCGTTCCACGTTGCCCTGTATTGGCGAAAAACGCTCCCCATGCTAGGGTATTAGGGGCAAGGTCAAAATGCCGCCTACGGCCTCCCAGGTGGGTCAAAATACCGCGCATTTGGCGCGTTTTGGCAGCTTTGCGCATGGAGTGGGTGAAACTACTTCCGAACAGCCTTTTCGCGAGCCGCGGCGTTGAGTTTATCCCATTCGCCGCTGTCCATTTGTCTCTTGATGTATTCGTAGGCTGTGCGCTGATACCAACCGCCATCGCCACCGTTGATCGAACCGGGGAATGTGTCAGAGTCCTCGTGGCCCAAGAGCCACTTCCAGGCGATATAATGCGCCGTGGCCCGACAAACCGAGAGTCCACGTTCGTTCTCGATCTTCTCGAGCCAGAATGCCATATATTCCTTGGCAGTAAGGTCAATCGCTTCCAGAGGCATGACTTGCATTGCCTTTGCGACTTCAGTTTCTTCTGCAGTTAGATCTGCTTTGAGGAAAGGCTTGAGATGCTCGTAGTCGAGGCAGTTCAGATATTCCCCAGCTTCGAAGCCAAACATATCATGTTCTTTTCTTTCCTGAGCGCGTGCGACGATTTCTTCTTGTATTCTTATGACGATTGCGGTTTCTGGCATGTGGCCTCTCATGGATCGGTTGCATTGTTATTCGACAACTGATGATACCAAGATCTATTCGTTCCTCGAGTTTGATCACTGTACCAAAATGATCACTATTCGGAATTGGAATTACTTTGCCGCTGAACAGTGCATTGTGCATCTTCCTGATAAAATTCTGCTCCGCGGTCAGAATGATGACATCTTTTGACTTTCTACATGGGGCCATATCGGTATCGTGACATTCACATTCCGGCGGACAGGTGCAAACCGCCGGAACTTCATTGGCATGATTGCAAAGCATCAGAGAGCGTTTCGGTCGAGTCTCTCGCTTTAAGGCTTCTGCGACAGCTTGCTGTATGTCATATAAAAATTTTGGACGTAGTCGCTGTAAAGCCTCATCTAAGAGCCTAACTTCACGTAATTTGATTTTCATTGGGTGGACCTCCCAGGAATTGAACCCGGCATATTGATTTCGTTGCGCCTCCGGCTCCTAGGACCTCGGGCCTGACGAGAATCATGGCTACGCTTTCCAGCTTGGGCAAGGTCCATAAATTTGCACCCGGTTCGTGGGGATAGGACGAACCGGGAAGACCCAACTCTCTTTTCTGGAATCGGTAGAAGAGAGCGGAACCGACCTCACTTGGGACGGGTAGGAAGGGCACCCTCTGCGCAGCTCAAACTCGACCCGGATCTTTTTCGTATACGAGGGAAGATCCGGGAAAACCTCACAACCTATGAGCGTCCTTAGTTCTCTGCCCGAATAGCTTAGTGCCACGATCTGAACCGCGTTTTGTTGCCGGATGGATCACGGTCACCGGACGTTCTGGCCTCGGGCTTAGCGAGCCTTACTCACAGGTCGATCTCTACGCACGCCGTGAATTCAGAACAGCGTTCAGCCCATCGCGGATCTGCTCACTTTCTTTCAGTTTTCCCATCAGCTCTCCGCGTGTATCATCGATGTGATTGATCTCAAAACGTAGCATCGATTCAATTCCATTCTGCGCGTTGAGCTGCCGTCGAATCTCGATATTGCTGCGATCGTTCCAACGCTGGATGGTTGTCTCAGTAAGAATCGGCTTGACGTTACGTGCCGCCTCTTGCTTCGCCATTTCTTCCACTTCGTGATCGATCCCAGCGAGATGCTCTTGATAGAGTGAGTCAGCCTCTTTCGCTGCCTTTGCTTTCTTCCGTTCGCGCTCTGCTCGCACCGCAGCGATTTTCGCTGCATTGCGCTTCCGAGTTCGTGTCGCCTTGCGCTTCATTGCAGGCGTCCAATGTGTCCCCTTAGTCATGATCTGCTCCTATAAGGTTCGGGGCCACGCAACCCATGGATTGCGTGACCCCTGCGCCGTGACGTTCGCCGACCGTCGGATCAACCGACGGCTACCGGCAACTTTCACGGACGGTTACGAACGCCAGTGGCTCGCCGAGGAATTTTGGTTGGCATACTAGGGCAGTTCAGGGTCCCACTGAAGGGAATATCTACCGTTATTGCGTCGCCCCTCTTCCCAGTAGTGTCTGCGGTGATTATCTCACCGACTAGGGCTACCGACAACGAGCCACTGGCGAATTGTTACATCCCCTGAACGTTACCCGTCTGCGCGGCGACACTTTCACGTTCGAGCACTTCCGCGTCGAACGTATCCGCATCCGCCGGGAGCTCTTCCTCGAACTTGATCGCTTTGTCGGCGACCGCTGCGAACGTTTTCTTCGCGTAATCGAGGAGTTCGCCACTGGCGAAGCCGGCGTTCTTGACCTGCGGGATTGCGAATCGCCCCTTTGCGTTCTTCGTCATGATCGTACTGAGCGCGTAAACGCCGGTGAACACCGCCGTTCCGCGCATGGCGATCAACGCATTGAGCTGACGTGCAATCTTCAGGCCGGTGCCCTTGAAGGAGACGGAAACGATTTCCCGTGAGGGGAGGAGCATGATCACGAAATCGTAGAACTTCGTCGCGATCGGTGGCTTGCCGTCAGCCTGGAATGCGGTCCGCGGATCGTTGGCCGGGACGTTGGGATCTTTCACGCCACCGCCAAGTTCACGTGGAACGAACTCCACCCAACGCGGTCGATCCGAACGAACGATGATGAACGGCACCGGGCCGTTGCCATAGATCTGCTTCGTGAGGTTGTTGAACATATTGCCTTCAATCAACCCCTCAATGAACTTCGGGTCGCTCTCATCGCGTTCCGGGCTGAGCGACTGCGCGATGCCGAGTCGCGGCATCTGCATGTCGTCGCGTGTGATGTTCTCGGTGCCGGTGCGGTCTCCCACCTTGACTTCATCAGGGCGCTCCGCCACAACACCTTCGATCTTCATCAGATCGTTTGGCCCGGTCGTTGCCAATGCGTTCTTGTTCTGCTTTTCAGCCATTCGTTACTCCGTGTTTGAGGATCTTCCTAACGATAGACCTCTGAGACCCTAAAGCAGTGGTCTATTCTCCTGGATACCGTCCACGCGCTCGGCCGCACATTTCACACGTCATAGTAAGACGGGAGAGCGTCTCACCCGGCCACACTGTCTCAGACCTCCTTTCACGTCGATGCTCACAGATCGCAGGATTTTCCTGAACTTCTGAGCGTTCTATGACATCAAACAAATTTTCGCCTTTCGAACCGGGGCGCTGGATACTGCGAGGCAATCAACGCTCCCTTATCTGAACGGAATTTCCAGCAACGACCTTTGCATTCTGGACACGGATCATCTGCAAGCCGCTTCCCGGGACTTGAGCCTGTATCCCAAAATCGGTGTAAGCCGCACTTCTCACAGATCACCCAAAAACCTGCCGGTCGTTTCATAATCTAAAAGCACTAGGCTTATGCTCTACGCTCCGGCTATTAAGTCGGGCTTTTACCGACGCCTAGTCTGTCCGGATTGCACAGGCTCCTACGGGAGTCACCCCGCTTGCCACTCATCCTGGAGCTCAAGACTGGCGGTCGACTAGCCGCCGACCTTATCGACGTGTCGCATCGCCCGGTGGCAATCTCTATTTCGTATACACGACTTTCACTCGCGCTGTGAGTTCCACGCCTGCTGGTGGCTCCTCACCTTTCAACAGCAATTCCTTCGCGATCGCATTCACAGTCTGCCACGGCAGCGCCAACGAATCCTCGAGCCCATTCTCGACCGCCCAGATGCGATTTGCCCGTTTGTCGTTGACTGTGGCGTGAGGCTCGTATTGCGTGCGGACCGAACCGCCATCCTCGAGCGCGATGTTGGTCGTGCCTTCAGCTTCGTACTGCTCCGCCAGAACTTGCTTGTAGGCCTCTTCGACCACATTCGTGATCTTTTCTTGCGCTTCGAGAGCGGCCTTGACCACGCGGACGTTCCGATATCGACGGGCGAAGGTTGAGGCGTAACGCTGGCCGTCAACAGTGCAGATGAGTGCGTCGTTGATCACCTTCAGAAGCGCTGTCACTTCGAGGAGCAAATCGTCAAGCGCGTCCATGCTCAACTCTTTATCGGAGCTGGCTGTGAACTCTTCGGTGAATGGGCCAGGATCGTTCTGAGCCCTCGGTTCGAGGATTGCAGCCTTGACGCCATTGACCTTCGCCTGAAAATCTGGCTCTGTCCCGAGGGACCGTGGAAGAAGATCAATTACGTGTGCGTATTTGCCCTTTTTTCCCATCAGCTCCTCTGCTGCTAGTGAACGGCCAGTATACCACGTTTAAAACGTTGACGCAAGTCAGTTACGCTGTCATCAGAATTGTTCTTGGTGGATAAATGATACCGTTCGGATTGTTCGGCACCGTGCGGAGCACGCCATTCATCGTCCATGTATAGCCTGGACTATATTTTGCGAGCGTCGGCATTCCAGGCGCTGCGTCTGGGCATTTCATGCCGTATGCGCCTTCGTAGAATGTGTTGCCATCGATGATCATATTGGACCACAGATCCGCTTCACCATCGAAGTCGAAGAAAGAATGGATGCTCGTACCGGAAAACCTGTTCCGCAGGATCCGTAGGCCGGAGAATCCACGCGCAAACTGGAACGTTCGCTGATTCGCGCCCCACTCTGGACTGATATCCTCGAACAGATTGTCCTCAAATGAGACGTTGGACATCGGCACTGATGCCGCACCTACTCGATAATCTCGTGCGTCCAATTGGACTGCACCAGCCAAGTGACGGAGCATGTTACGTCGAATGATCACGTCCGAAATCGTAGTCTCGGGCTGGTCCTTGTCCTGATTCTGCACCGTGAGCACGATGCCATAACCGATCTGGCCGTCGACCCACGAATAGTCCAGATTGCAGTCTTCAAGGATAGCACCCTTACAATTCTTGAGCTCGTAGAGGTTCTTGCATTTGTATCCTTTTCCGCGCCACTGCAACGGTTTCCGCAGCGTGGACTTCCGGACCACCACGTTCGATGGAATATCCGCTGCTACCGGGCATCCACCTCCACCGATGAGTATGTTCTCACTCGCGCTTTCCAGCACGCAACGCTCAATGAGAACATCGTGTAGACCCGACCATCCACCGACGGCTTGCGTCTCTTGTCCGACACCAAAGATGTCTAGCACGCTGCTATCGCTCATACGGAAGCCGGTGCTCCGCAGCCACACGCCACGTCTCTGACCACTCATACTCCCTTGCAAGACACCGCCCTGCAACACAAGACGAGGACCAGTGGCCATCAATGCTCGCTCGGGACGTTTACCGCGCACCGCGTAGCCAATCAGCTTCACGTCTGGCGCTTGGACATCCACCTGTCCATAGATCGCTGGCCCGATGATCGTCACAGGTTTGGAGATCACTAGGTCCTCTTCACCAGTGTCTGTTAGCACCTCAGGTGACACAACGATCGTTGCTGGGACCGGGGCTTGCTCGAGAGTCGACAGCAAGGAGCCACCTGCTTCGATCATAATGACCGGCGCTGAGCCTCCAGCACCGGCAGTCGCTTGTGCCTGCTGTTGCAGTGCAATGGACTGATCTTGTAGATCTTGCGCTTGTCTGACTTTCGCGATGGATTCATCGAGTAAGGCTCGAACGTCGGTGCTGCTCATGAACTACTCCTTGTTGATTTCGTCGACGTTTGTCTTCGTATCGTAGATGATCTGTTCGATCTTTTGACGAAGAACAGGAATGCCATGCTCCTGAAGATTCAAGCCGAGTGTCACTGTTCGCCATGAGTAGCCGCTTGCCATCAGTGTCGTAGTTGGTCAGATAACAATACGCTTGCTTGCCCATCAGCGGATCGCCATCAATCTGACTGAATTTCCAGCCGGAGATCTCAGCCCATTTCTCGACATCTTCGGCCTTGTCACGCGGCATGGTGATGTGTGCTTCGAATTTAGACATGGATCCTCTTTCTCTCTTTTGCTGCACGGATCAACATCCGTTTCGCATGGTCCTCGCGTTCCCACTTGTGATAGAACTCGCGGGTCTGCGTCTTCTTCGCCATCCGTGCAGCACGGCGGGCAAGTTGATTCTTGGTCCAACGACGCTTCAAGGACTTGAGCTGTGCCACGAATCCTCCTAGATTTCTTCTTGTTCGTTATGTCGTGTGATGATTGTCACATAAAGCAACTTCTGGACATCGACGATGATGGTATCGCCAGTCTCGCCAGGATTCGCGACCCAGAGCGTGGTGCCCAATGTGATTGATCGACCATTCCCACCCTTCCATCCCTCGAATACATGACCGAGGGTTTTCTGGAAATGTTCGAGGAGTTCGCGAACCTTCGGATAGCTGTATTGACCTGAGCCATGCATCCGACCACATTCGTCGTAGCCGAGGGCGGCGTCCTCGTAATAGCCGCGATAGGATTCCAATGTGGTCGGACCAAAGTGGACGAAGTCAAACTTCACCTCTTCATCCTGATCCATTCGTTGCAGCCTTGCCATGAAGTCGCCGACTTTCAATCCATTGTTAATCATATCATCTCCCCAACTTCCGGAGTGATCCTCCGCTATAGTAATGTTGAAACCATCGGTCTGCAGTTTCCTCATGCATCTTGCGCATGGCATCGAGCGTTAATGTGCGACTGACGAAAAACTCCGGGTCATGATCATCAAATGTCGGGCTGCTGTAACGACCACGACCAGAATTGAAAATTCGTGAAGCCATGCACACGCCGCGGCCGATCGGATTCGAAAGTTTGGCGGATGCGGCTATTAGAACACAGAATTCAATCAATTGCTCTTGTGTCTTAGTCATGGATCACAGCCGGATGTTTGAGGCGCTTCCGCGCCTCCTGAATCAAATCCCACGCCTCATCTAAGCGCCGATAGACCGTTTCGTACGGCTCACCGACATGACTGTCGATTTCTCCTCTGAGCACCGAGAGACTATGATTGATCACGCCAAGTCGAGTGATAACGGCTCTTGTTTCTTCTGGAGTCATCATAGCTCATTCACTCCTATATGAAATTGCGATATATCCATGGGCTTTGAGCCTTTCTTCTTGACGGTAGGCTTTTGACACATAGCCGCCGTTCTCATAAGCCTCAATCAAAGCGAGTTGGACTTGATCCGTATATTCACTATGAAGATCTACCAGGACAGTATGGCCCTGCGGCATCTTCTCAAGCTTTTTGATCAATTCTCTGACAGTCATCGGCCTATCCTCCTATCGTCCAAGATGTTCACCATTGTCGGTAACCCACACGAGCGTCTGCTTCGCGCGGGTGATCGCGACGTATTCGATGTTCTGCTCTTCGATATTCCAGTTGCGCAGTGTGTCGGCCAAAATGAATACCCGTTTACGTTCCAGACCCTTGGCCTTGTGGACACTACTGCACGTGATCACGCCATCGTCGCCGAGATTGTCCTTGTCGACGAACAATCCCTCGATGCGAGTGGTCATTTCATCAATGCTCTTGGCACCTTCCGCGAGCTCGGCCAGCATCTGAGCACGGTCGAGAATTTCCTCGATCTTGGACTGGATCATTTTCTTCCGGCCATTGGTCGCCGCTTCCAGTTGGCCAGTCAGACGTTCGGTTTCACGACCGGCCCATCGCTCGATACGCACGAGAAGATCAGGAACGCTGCGTGCCCGGAGCTTGCGGATAAGTCCGACGATTCCCTTGCCAATGTCCTTGCCCTGAACCTTCGTGCGCTTGCCTGCGCGCAGGAGCTTCATCGCAATTCCAACAATCGGCGCATTCACGCGGGAAAGTACGAAGTCACCGGGGCCAGCGGCTGCAACGAGCGCGCTCGTATGGATCTGTTGAATATCACCTTCCGGATTGGATTCGTGAGCGTTGAAGTCGGGTACGAAGCGCTGTGCCAACTCGACGATGACCTTACCACAACGGTAGGTTGTAGTGAGCTTGAGGACACCCGCGTGAAGTTCCTCCCGCAGACGGTCCATCGAGTTGGAATCTGCACCGCGCCATGCGTAGATGGCTTGTCGAGGATCGCCAACTAAGCAGATGCGACCACCAGCCTTCAGGACGCCAAGACAAATCTCGAGCTGCGTAACGGTGAGGTCCTGTGTTTCGTCAACAACGATCAGATCGAACTGCTTCGTGAGCCAATGGTTGCGCACCGGCAGGAAGATCATATCACTGCCGTCGATGGTTGCACCGTTCTGGATGTTTGCGCCGAGCTCCATGGCTTCAAGAGCCTTCTGCTCGACGTATTCCAACGGGAAGCCAGAATTCGCCCACTCTTCATCTGGCTCACATTCAAATTGGATCGCGATATTGGTGAGATCCTCAAGCACGCGAGCGTGCGGGGCCATTTCGCGACCTTTGGTGTGGAGCGTCGTGATTAGACGCTTGATCGCATCCGGTGCCGTTGCGCCACAGACCTTTTCGGTAAGCGCATCTGCACGGTCTGAGTTGAACGAAATCTTGATTCCGCTACGATAGCGACTGATGCAGCTCAATCCAACAGAATGGATTGTCTTCGCTTTGATGTGAGGAGGGGCACCGATTTCTTTCAGCTTGCCTTCCAGGACGAGCTGAATATCTTTGCCGAAGGCAGCAACCCAGATTGACCTCTCTGGTGCGCGCTTTGCGCCTTCCAAGATGGTCGTGGTTTTGCCAGTGCCAGCGCGGGCGATGACGACGAGATGGCCGTCTGCATCGATCTCGATGTAGTCGGTATCGGGATTCTCGAATTCGAGATGCTCTCCGCCGCGTGGCTCGAAAGTAGAGCTCTTCGAGAACCATGCGAAGATTTGCTCTTGCTCGTTTGACCAACTGAATGTTTCGGGCATGACCGACTTTCTGCCGGTGCGCCTGAGCGCCAAGTCCGGACTTTAATATGACGGCGTAACTGCCGCCAACGAAAACAATGATACTACAGTTTAAAACTGATTGCAAGCAGAAACTTTAGACGTGTATTACGATGCGTTTTTCCAAACCACACTGACAGATTTCATCATGGTTCTGCCAGATATGCCAGGAGCCTAGACCATCTTTCTGGATCATGCAAACAAGGGGAACTACAGTGGAAATTGGGGGTTGTTCGGTTGTGACAGAGACTGCATCAACACGGATTGCTTTGACTTTTTCTTGATAAAGAGCTGGGAACCTCTCAAGTCGTGACTTTAGAACCGCGGTGATCTCTTGGACATCCGCATCGTCCGAAGCACGGACTGTAGCTTGCAATGTGATCTCGTGAGTTTTCATCACTCCTCCGTCAGCGCTTTAATCCACGCTGAACATGTCCAAGACGCCAACTCTTCGTTTGTTCGTCGAGCTTTGGCAATGATATGATCAATCGTCTTCTGACCGCGTGGCCCTTCTGCCACGATATCAAATGTGGAAACCGGATAAAGCTGGCCAGGTCGATCAACACGCGCCGCGGATTGTGCAGCTTTATAATAGCTGTAATCGCAACTCATATTAATGACTGTATGACAAGCCGTAAAATTGAGTCCGAGCGCCCCTGTTCCGTAGGTCCCGCCAACGGTGACTGGTCCTGGAGGTGCTGTCTTGGGATTGAGTAAACGGAGAGCATCGGCTCGTTCGAGTTTCTTACCACGACCAAACATGGAGGGTCCAGCACAGCTACCCCGCACAATTCCGGGATATCGTGCTGCATGGTCTGTAAAAAATCTTCTAAGTTCTGGGATAAATCGACACCAGACAAGGAGTTTGAGATTTGGATCGTTTTCAAGCCACTCTTCTTGGAGATCCAGAACAAAATCCAATTTCTCACGGCTCACTTCTTTCGTGGTATATCGAGGAGGTATAATGCCGTCGCTCGCTTCCAGCTCAGCTTCGGTGGACTCTTCCTCGACACCACCGACGAATCCGGAGGTTAGCTGCGAAAGTCGGAGTGAACGAACCGCGGCCTGTGCTGCAACTGCGATCGTATTCTGTGAGAGGAATGCAACCATTTCCTCGCGCATCTCTTTATAGATACGCCAAGTCTCATCACTGAGCGTAACAACTCGCTGAACTGGCGGCAACGCTTTTGGATAATCACGAAAAGCATCCTTCTCACGTCGAAGAATGTAGGGTGCCATCCGTCGTTGCATGTCTTCCAGATTTTGATATTGTGTGATCTGCTTCATCTGCCATCCGCCCATAATTGCATATCTTGCACGATAATGATAGAATGAACGACAGCCCATGATTGTTGGACTGAGGATATCGGCTTGCGTATACATGTCCATCGGCTTACCGGGAGTTCCATTGAGCTCTACGACTTGAGAACACAACATGCGTAGAATCTTAGACACTCGGTAGGTCTCAGACTTGTGATTCTTCAACGCGCTGGATTCGTCGAATACGATCATTGTTCGAGGATTGCAGAGCGTTTTGAGCTCAGCTAATCTCTCTGAACGACGAATGAACTCATAGTTCGTGATCACCCAATGTAAGAAGCGGGAGCCCTTCGGTGCATTACCCCAAGCTGAATTCCGCACATGGTATTCGTGAACAAGTTTGTATGGAATTGAATCGAAGGCATGGAGCGCAATCTCGCCGATATCTCGATCGAACCACACTGGTCGAACTGAGGCCGGGCAAATAATAAGAACACGGTCAATTTTATTAGCGAGAAATAGGAACTGCGCAGCAATGGCTGTCTGGGCAGATTTCATCCCACCCATCTCATCGCCGATGAAGAAATAAGGATTCGCCAATATTGCGCGAACTCCTATCTTCGCATGTTCCTTCACTGTGGACCATGTGCCATCTTGTAACAGCACTGGACGACAAAGCGAGAAGTCTGGTGGCGGAGCCAGCTTGACTAACGATTCAGGCATCTTTGGGCTTTTCGGGTAGAGATACTTTAGACGGATAAATTCCCAGAAGCGCATCGCCTACAATCTTCTTGACCTCGGGTGCAAAACCACCACCCATGATCCATTCGAGATAACCACGCGGGATGTTCTTGAGCACGACGCCATTGTGCTTCCCGAAACTTAATCCAGCCTCACTACCAATCCAGATGATTTTACCATCTGGGTCAAGTTTGTTTTTGTCAGCAAAGGACAATTGGTGCAAGGAATCAATATCACGGGGCAGGTGCTCGAATCTTTGCAACATTGCAAAGGCGACTTCCATTGCATCTCTGGTATCGCCGGCTGCACGATGAGCTTCCGTCGGTTCACGCTTACAGAATTCACGGACCGCATCCGATAGAGTCCGCGGAGCACCGATATGCCAGATCCGCAAAGCATCAACCAGTTTAGCAGTTTCAAAAGACCATTTAACTCCGATGCGAAGCATTTCACTGTAGATAACTCGCATGTCGAAACGAATGTTGTAACCTCCAAAGTCACAGTCTGTAAATCCTTTCGCGATATTCGCACCTAACTGATCCCACGTTGGCGCATTCGCGACTTCTTTATTAGTAATATGATGCGCTTCGGTCGCCGCTGCTGTAATCGGTTTAGGGGGTTTGACCAAAGACCCCCAGACTTTTGGTTCCTTTTGGAGCTCTGCTGGATATAGAACTATGAAGCTGATATCACAGATATGTAATTGCTCAGGTGGCCCGACGTCGTGTGTTTCAACGTCAGTCCATATTAGTGGCCTTTTTAGCTTGAGCAAGTCTGTAATCATAGTCCTCTGTCATCGCGAAGAAATCTCGCCACGCTGCTACTTTGTCGCCCTCAGTGATGTCACCACGTTTCTCACGCCAAATACGTTCACGTTCCGCTGCATGTGGTGATAGTGGAAATAGCGAGATCTTCTTATACAACGAGCGATCAATGCCCAAAGCATCGACACGCGCTGCGCGACGCTTTACAATCTCAGCGACGAGCGGTGCATTCAGCATTTCTGCTGTGACGAGTTCGGGCTTCATATCAGTAATTCCTCAGCTCCCAGATGAGAGTATTCCGCCGTGGTATCTTTCCAAGATCGTATGGGTATGTTGCGAACTCAATCGTGGCGTCTGGGTAAAGATCAAAGAGACATTCAATATCTCCGAAACTGTTTTCGCAACAGAAGCTACGAACAATGGTTCTAGTTGATAGTCCTCTGTAGGGTCGCATACAACCTGCTGCCATTGCAGGTCGCATACGAAGACCTGTTCGAATTCCGAGGTATCCTTCCCAGCCAAAGATTCCTTGACAAATTTCACCTTGTAATTGAACATCGGTATCTGGGGCGGCTTCATCCATGATGAATCGTCGACCAGCATGCGACCAATCGTTGAATTTTGCGAAGAGATCGCTTCGAGGCACAACTGAATGAAGTCCCCCTCCCGCAATCCCAATTTCCCGAAATCCATAGTATGGACTCTCTGCGTCCCAAGCGTCTTGGATTGTTCGCCAGTTCCTGAGCGTGTTGCCAAGACAACCTCGCTCCATGAGCTCGTAGAAGTGAGACTTAAACCGAAGTTCCACCGACGCTCTCCGGCTTCTTTGGCTCTTCTCGTTTTTCGCGACGACGCTGCAACCACTCTCGACAAGCGCGGTTCCAATCGTTATCTACGCTCCCGAGAGTTAGAACCCTGTCTGCATCCCCGTATCTTTTCATCCGATGATATTCGTGTGCTTCCAAACAGACCGAAACTTCATGAGGCCAAGATCCCTTTGGAAAAATATGATAACCGGTATGCAATAGATCGTTATCTGCTAATGTCAAAATCTGTGCGATGTGTATATCGATCTCTTCTGGATTTTCCATTGGTGTATGATGCACACGTTCTTTGAATGCATCATAGTAGCTACCAATGTAATCGCCACGATCGATCAAATTACGGATCGGTTCACATTGCTTCAGCGTTTCGAGATAGGCGTGCCAGTTCACACTCACCTGATACATCCGTCCCATCGGACAGCCAATTTTCAGAGCCATGTATTCGAGAAGCATGGAAAAATGGACGGCATTCGCGCCGTAGGCTCCCCAGATGATATCGTTAGACCGGCAGAAGATTATTAAATCCAGCCTACCGATTTGATCACGCTGAAATGTGGCGGTCGTATTGCACGGAACATCTTTGCCTGGATTATCCAAGTCAGTCTCAGCATCCCACATTTGTAGAATGCAACGACGATCATTTGGATCTTTCCGTAAGCGATCAGCGATCGCTCTCAATTGATCATAAGGTGCCGTTGGATGTTGTAAATCAAACCAATTGCGCCAACGAGCTCCGTATGCACCATGGAATGTATGGCCATCGTCAGAATAGCTCGCCATGTTCTTGGCATATTTGACGACGCCAGCAAGATCGTCACGACCAGCTAGCATCCACAGCGATTCGTAGAGATGGAAGAATGGGTTAGCGTCGCGCTGCGACCAGAATAGGACTCGCTGCCACGGTTTGTTGTAGATCGTTGTGACTGGAACTGGTGAGATGCGGACTGGGCCGTTACGACTATCGCGATTGTAGCCCTCGTAGTGCAGATAGCGGAGCGCGAATGGCAGAGCTTCGTGGACGTTCTGCACAAAGAGAGTTTTCATTTGAAAATCCAATCAAGTAATCGCACCATTAGTGCTGAAATGAGCATAGCTCGAAGACAAGAGAAGCAGACACAAATGCCCGGATCTCCGCAGAGCTTACAGGTTGTAAACCACTTAGTCCAAGATTTTGGCGCCACTGTTCACCAATCTCTCCGGAGTTCCCCAGTCCTGGAAATTTGTGATGACATGCGCATATTTCGGCCCAGGATAATCATTCATGGCCATCGACAGATACGGCTCTTGACTATGACGGATTGCTCGGCTGATTGCTATGTCCAGCGCAATCTCGAGCTTCCGAACTGAATTGAAGATGCGAATTCCAACGATCCCCCATTGAGAAATCGGTTCTTTCTCGACGAAGCGCGTTGGGAATGGGATTTGGTCAACTCGAGAGGCATTGGGGTCGAATGTCTGTGTAACTGCTACGACTACTTCCGCAATTTGCGAATGTGTGATCATCTTGAAAATATCGATTGGATCTAGGACCATGTCACAATCAGCGATTAGGACAGCATCGTTAGCTGGGAGACCAATAATCGCTTGTCGAATCGTATCAGCTTGTCCGATGGTCTCTATGACTATAGTTTTCGTACCCTTGTAGTCTTCAGGTCTTTCGACACCGGCTGGCAGTGCCGTCAGGACATATGGGTCCTCTACGGGCAGAGTTCCTCGAACATGGGCCAGCATTGATAGCGTTAGTCCATTTCTGTCTTGGACTTTTAGTAATGGCTTAATAGTCGAATAGCCGACATCGGCAAATCGCTGAGATTGTCCGGCTGCTGGAATTATAGCCCACATTCGTTTAGACACTTAATCCTTACCTCCCGACACCATGAAACGACGGATTCACGTCGTTTCGGTTTGGAGAACTCAAATTTCTCGATTCGAAGTGTTGTTGCTGCCAACCAGAAAGAGACCTTATGTCGGATACTAGGATTCAGCCAAAAATCTGGAAATTTATAACGAATAATCGGCTCTCCGTATGCAGCAACTTCCCATCCAAAATAAGATTGCATGATTCGTGCCATATCGCTTTCCCGGCATTGTGGCACGTAGGCTCTAGGCGGACGTGGATCACAGAGGATAAGTTGGCCGTTACGGAGTAGTGTGTTTGAAGCGGTTGGATCACCATGTGTCATGCAGAAAGAAGTCGGCACTGCCCAGTCCGGAACTTCAAGACCGAGCTCCTTGTGATGATCCTTATAGCTTTTACCAGCAACATCGTAATCTTGCGATGGCCGAGACCAAACACGCTTCTTTAGTAACTCTGTAATTTGGCACAGAAGATCGGGATGACGCGCCGCCTTCTCGAGCTTCTCCATCACGTAGCCATCCGTCGTTAGACAGAGGATACGTGGCGTGACATCTTTACCGAGTACCTCGCAGTAAGCGCCTTCCTGAAGGCACTCCGGCCCGGTTTTGAAAACTGCTGGCAGCAGAAGCGAACCGCTATTGCCTGTTACGAAGTCCATCTTCCATTGCCCGTTTCCACTGTACGACAACTTCCATTCGAGGGACTGAACCTGCATAGTCTTTCTGGGTCACTCGGACATAGGCTGGGAAGAACGACGCGAGCTTCATGACATCAGTATTGTTCTTTTCGACAGTGCGTTCGTTCGTGCAGCCACCAGGATTCCCGAAGGCTTGGTCGACAACGAACGAAAAATTCACGCTGTTTGGAAATCCTTTTGTTAGGAGCTGAAGACAAACATCCATGTCTTCATGCGTGCCAATTCGCCCGAACTCTGCGTGTTTCCGTAGTGTAGGAACATGGTAGCCGAGGACATACATCATCCTCTTACCGAGTTGCCATCCACCTGCTTGCGCCTTCTCGCTGATTCCACCGCCGCGAGCTGAGAATCCAGCATGAGGAACTTCTTCAGAGAGGACGGCGTCTAGCTCGACGAATGCTCGGATAATATCTTCTCCCTCAGCTTTTCGGAAACGTGCGGGATCATCTTGGCGTCGAACCGCGAACCGAAGATCATCATCGAGCATCACCAATTTTTCTGACTGTGCGGTTTCGATTATCCAGTGACGTTTCGCCGCAATCCCCATTTCTGGGTCGGGCTGCTCGCTCACTTCACAGGCTGGGAAGTTATTCCGATGGAAGACCGCTTCTTTTGGAGGACAGACAATCGTAACCTGCTCGTGCAGAGCCTTCGGCAAGTTCTCCAGAGTAGTCTGTCGAGAGATGCGGCCTTTAGTCGGGATGATGATCCTCATTGTCCGTGTTTCAATAACCTGAGTTGTGCCTCAGCTTCCGCAATTCGCATATAGGTATTGGAATTCGCATTTGCAAATCCAATATAGAACGGGCGTTCTAGCGCGTAGTCGATATCTCGTCGCAATGCTTCGAGATGATTGCGTCGACCACGCTCTAGCTCGGCAATTCGAGCTTCTTTATCTTCGACCACGCAACCCTCAATCCGATACCGATGTTCTGGCTGTGAGTCGTATTCTTTGTTTCCCGAATCGAACAAACGTGCGGATACAGATTCACTAATTTCATCAGGCAGTCGATCGTGATCTGTTCATTGCGCCACGAGTTGCAGCCGCCAACCGATGGGCTGACATTGCTGTGCGTTGCGCAGTAAGTGACAATCGTCCCATTACCTCGTTCTATTGCATGGATAACGAGAGCAATGTCTTCATAGACTGGCAATACTTCAAGTGGACAGTCGTCGAAGTGGGTGGGATTGATCCCATAGACGGTTGCCACGAACTTGTTACGAATCGCGAAGAAATCGTGACCGATTGTTTCAACTTTGTCTACAGCGTAATTCGAGAAGAGCTGCGGTGCGAGCCCTGCCATCGAGAAGCCGCCGAGACCGACATGCTCCTCGATTTGCTCGATCATCTTCTCGACACTGTTAACAGCCTTGAGGCTTACACGAATGTCATCATCGACAAAGATGAAAGGCTCCCGAACGCTCTCCATGATTTCTTTGCGGACGAGGCCAGTGTGCTTACAGCAGCTATCTGAGAGATGCATGATAGAGCAACCAGGATATGCAGCCCGGTATGCTTCGACTTCATCACTATGCACAGCAAATACAATCGGACGATTGGCTTCCGGGAGCCATTTCATCGAATTGCACTTACCGGCTCTACCAATTGATGGGACGATGATCTTCATAATTCAGTTTGTAATACTGCTTGTCTTATGTTATCCATATTCGGAATATACAAGCCTTTGACGCGACCAGTATAGCCAATATCATTAATTTGTTTGATGGCGTCTTTCTTTACAACTTCAGAGATTTCTAAAACCGATTTATCTCTGAATTCGTGAAGATCTACGTCTACTTCTATGAATAATCTAATCCGTAGCATATTTCTTTACACTTGAAATCGCCGTTTGAGCCGCGAGCCACCGTAGGCGCGCATGTATTTGTCGAATTCACAATTCCAGTGCTCAACTTCCCGCATCTCCCATTGTTTCCATTCAGCAGGCCAATAATTCGGATTCTTGCTATGTTCGAGGAGCTCCTGCATGTATTCCAGCATCTTGCGCTGGTGTCCTACTGAACAGGAGAAAACATCGGAATCGTTGTAGACGACCCAACCCAGTCCTCGAGCGCATCCGGGGCCAGCGTTTGCCCACGTCATTATGTCTTGTGCTTGATCAAGGATCGGTGTCCAACGAAGATCACTGACAGCTTCGTACGCCATGAAGCCGCCCATGAAATGGAGCTCGCGAATACTTTCCCATGCAACTCGAAGAGATCGATGTTCGGGTGGCTCAACCATCCAGTCTGCAAGCATCCGTGGTAGCTGTGGCCGTGCCTCGTCGATGCAGGCCAGAATCCCTTCTAGCTTGCTGACACCATCACCAGCTTTGATAATGTAGGCGCCTGTTACCACAGGACTGACACCAGTCAGCCGCGAACGGGCTTCCTGTGTATCCCAATCGTAGATGAGCAGATCTTTGATTGCTTCGCCAGTTTCGATACGATTGAACCAGCGGAAAATGAGCGTAGACTCTAATAGCTTCAAAAGTTTATAATTGCCAGACGATGGAAATCGTTCGAGGATGCCTTTGCGGATCGTTTCCCGGAACCACACTGTTGTCTTGTCATCTTCACGATGAACTTGACAAAAGCGCCAGTTTTGAAAATGTGTGTCCGTTGTCCAGGGCCACGGTTTGCCAGCTTCCCGATTCAACTTTATCTGATAGCGTTCGCGAGCGGTCGCAAAGAAATGGTCAAGTAAGACGAATTTAGCTGGCATTTGAGAAACCCATCATACCACAGTTTTAAACCGATTGCAAGCCACATTTTCATCGCGCTGCAATTTATGGTGATGTCAGGTGGAGTTCCAGGACTTCCCGTGGCGCGTCCCAGTAATAAGGTATGGCTTACCCTTACCCGGTAGGTCAGGTTGCGCCACAGGGCACGCTAGGCGGGTCAAAACGGCATCGTGCGCGCAGGCTTTACCGGCCATTGTAGATATGTTTCAGGTTAACTATGGAGCTTTCTACTGACCTATGGCGAACAAATAGGCCACCCATATGGATCCAATGACCGGCATACTTCGTACGGTCATCAAGTAATACGTCACCGAGTTTGCCGTGACAATGTTTATCCTCGGAGAGACAACAGATGACCTGTTGATCAACTCCGAAGTTCCGAGCTACCCAGATTGCTTTTTGCTCGGCAGCATTCGTGATGCCAGTATTCGGTTTTGGTATACCGGTCAGGAATATAGGATCTGGATGGATCTGTGTTTTGATTGTGATCCAAAGTTGGAATGCGTTGGGCATCAACGGCATGTCACGAAAGAAGAATCCGTGATTGCGGATATTAGTCCAGAGGTCTGGTGGTTCGTATGTGTCTTGGTTTGGGCGAACTCCGAAGAGCTGCTCATAGAAACCATCCAGATCACCGAACACGCCATCGATATCAAGGTAGAGCTGCCTTTTCAGACGATCTGATGCGATCTTCGCGCGATTCAATGAATGCTGCATGGAATCTAAGAGGGTCATACCGTATAGCCTAAGAGACGGGCATGGTCGAGGAATCCTCGCTCCGCTGCGCGCCATGACCAAGGAGCCCACTTCCCAACTTTCTTGATCTCGTCTTCTGACGGCTTGGGGTAATTTGGTCTCTCGAACATATCGGAGTTATTGGCCTCGCGGAATGCTTCGTAGCGCACCATCAAGCGATCTGCCCATTCAACTTCAGGACAACGTTCCGGACAGCCGTCGGGATTCAAGTTTAGCGCGTCACATGCAACGAGCCAACCACGCTCCTCGGCATCACGATATGCTTTCATTTCTGGCTCACATTTCAGCCATTTCAACATATCGCCGAGATACGCTTCAATCGCATCGTGAAACAAACCTTCACGTTCCCAGCCTGTTCCATCTAACAAACGTGAAACGTAGACTTGATGTTGTGCAATGCTCACTGGTCGTTTCAGCGCACCAAGAAATCTGTTTAGCGTGGCCGTATGATGAGCAATATCGAGGATGACAATATCGTTGGGTTTCAGATCCAAAGGATTAACTACACGACCAGTGAAAGTGGTCATCCGTGGGGCCATGAAACCCTCCTAGAACGGTAAGTTAAGTTGAAATGGACAGTGCCTACAACGAGCTACTTGATCTCGACCGATCCAGGCGCATCCGCAAATATATTGTATAATCGCTATACTGTAATCCCGAAATAGTAGTTGCCCATATTGATCAACTACTAGATCGGAATAGAGACTAAGTTGTGGCCGCATTTCCAGTCAGAGGAAGAGGAACATCCTCCTCATAGTGACAACCGCAAGTTGGACGGCCTTGCGCATCGATGGAATGCTGGTGCCCAGGAATCGAACGGAGCAGAACGCGGATATGTGATTGCTCGTTTCGCTTGTTTGATCTTCCGACCTCCTCAATTTCATCGGAGGCTTTCTCGAGCCAGTCCTCGGCGATTTTTGCCAAGAACGCGCTCAGAGACATTCTTCGGCGAGTTGCAGCCGTCTTCATGCCTTCCTTCACCTCTTTCGTGAAGTGAACGCCAACGAATTGATCGCGGTCAGAGAGAATCATGTTAGCACCACCAGAAGTTCTTCAAAGACCCAAGAATGGTCAAATCCTGGAACGAAGTCGGACCATTCGCTGAAATCCTTGCCAATGTCATTTGGATGAACAATATAAACACGTCGTTCATTTAACTGTTGGTAGTATACCACATAAAAGGCTAGACCTGCAAGTGCTAGCCTCTTCATCGTGAGCTCCTGTATCCCACGAGATTCAAACTTCGGATCACCAAATTTTACTTCTATCCAAACAGTCTTCTTATTGCCCGTCACTGAGATATCTGGAATTCCATGGGTCAAATGGTCTTCGTGACGTATCACGACGAAACGAGAATTATCTCGGATATATTTACACAGCTCTCCTTTTAGATTCGCTTCGTTTATCTTAGCCAAAGTCTTCCATTGTGCAATCGCCTGCACGGTGCCAGTGATGGCACTTAAAACACTCTAATCGAGGATTCTCTAGTTCATCAACGAGCTTCTGCAATATCTCTCTATCTGGCCGACGCACAAGCCAGCTTACTGATAAATCACGAAGACGCTCTATTTCTACTTCAGTTCGGAACTTGAGCAGAATCATTTGCTGCCGCTGCCTCTGCGGCTTCTCGTCGAAGTTTTGCGAGTTCTTCGGCGGCACACGCACCCCAAGACTTTCCGGTCTTTACACCAAATAGAATCGGGATGCGTAGTTCAAATGATTGTGCATTCAAGACTTCCGCGACACGTGCCTTAGTGTGCGGCTCTCGAGCATCTCCATCAAATTCATCGTGAACTTGAAATCGTAACAAGAAGTCAGTATATTTACGAGCTCTATGTAATTCGACAGCCTTCGCTTTCATGATGTCTGCTTCGGACATCTGAATTCGACCATTCAAAGCCTTGTGGAGTTGTTCTTGGTCAGGGAATCGTGAACGACGTCCCATAACTGACCTAACGAAACCACGAGTCTTCGCAATCTCTTCGGCCTTCTTGAGAGCCGCATCGACTTCCGGCATTTCTCGGGCATATACATCGAGGATCTTTTTGACTTTGACGAGCTTCGGATGATTGCGATTAGCCTTTGCTGCGCGAAGTTCTTCATATTCTTTTTTAGTGATGAATCCAAGCATAAGCGCAATCTTACTTGGTCCAGCAGCAAACATCTTTGCGAAGTTCGTATCTTTGCAAAGACGATATGAAAGATCTGGTTTAGAGGGCAGCAACATCTTATGGACCATCTTATGGAACGAGGTCCAAGGATCTTCTTCATATCGTTTATTTATGCGTGGTGAATTCGCTTCATGTGCGAAGATACGATACTGTATCTGTTCTGCGTCTACAGATAACCACTCGCCACTTGCCGGTATGTGGACATCACGGACAAAGTATTCATCGCCAAATGTCAGGAATTGTTTTTCAGGTTTGAGGACTTGCTGGATGTTAGTCCCAACGCCTGGAGCAATCTCTGTGCTTGAAAAACGACCAGTATTGGTCCCACTGCTACCAGCATGATCCCTTTCATCTTTCGTCATCCTAAGTTGGTGAAGAGCGTAGCGGAGGATACCCTTTGAATCAATGACGCGGCGATACTTGCTGAGTTTGCTATGAATACTAGCGAGCTTCTTCGCGCGTCGTAGCTTCTTGACTGTTGGATGATCGATACCTTTTATGACTGCATCGCCAAAACTCGGTGCGCCAGTATCTGTGAATTCAATGAACTGGAGCTTCAGATGTTGGAAGAGCTTAGCTTGATCTGGATTAGAGTTCGGGTTTATCTTGAGACCAGTGTCTCTATACAAATCCATGAGCACTTTGCAGTATTCTTCATGAACTTGTTTTATCCATGTATCGAGGAGCTCTAGATCAATAGGTGACCCATTCTTCTCCATTTCAACGACGACTGGTATTACATCATCCTCGAGCTGGCGAACCCGCTGTAGCCCCTGCTCTGTTAGCTTAGGCCACAGAACATCTTTCAATCGCTTCACTATTTCCACTTGATAACGAGCACGAGGCATGACTTGCCCGGCCGAAAATCTATGGAGCCCTTGACTTTCATCAAGTCGCTTCATTGGTACTTCTTTGAGATAATCTGAAATAATTGAATCCAGATTCATCTCCATCCGATGATCATCGAGCAATGCTACATAATGTCCAACATCGCTCAAATGGCAACCCATTGCCTCAAAGTCTAGTCCACCCCCGCCCATCTTCTCGCCCCACGCACGAGCCATGTGCGTGTCAAAGCGAGTGTTGATATTAGTGATCAGTTTACCTTTAAATTCTTGCTGACAGAATCGATATACGACGGCAGGGTCGAGATTACCTTTACCTTGATGTCCAAATGGCAGATACCATGAACGATCACCAGCAAAGACTCCAACGCCTACTGGCAAATTTCCATTCCACCATTGTAGGCCATTTGTCTCGAAATTAACAAAGATTTCACTAAATGCAGAGAGCGATGGAGGAGACTCCGGACGCCAGTCGTCATGCGGAACGACTATATCGCCGGGTGAGATTAAATCAAACAGATTGGCCATCGAGGACTAGTGGGTCGTCGTTATCGCGGATCATTTGATATTGATCGGTGGTGCGCCGCCGTCCTACGACTTCCAGACATTGCGGGCCACCAGCGATGAATAGTTCACACACCATAGGTCGATCTTCCCAGATTGCGCAATCACCTTCGAGCGTGAGCTCCGTGCAACGGCACTCGAAACGAAGACGTTCGTCTTTGATATTTATGGCATGGAGCTCAATCCAGCGCTGAGCGTCTTTGCTCGGCGGTTGCATCACGAGGTCTAGACTAAACTCCTCGCAGCACGCACCACGACAGACTGAGCATTTCATGTAAGGCCAGTATACTACAGTTTTAAACTGACTGCAAGCTACTTTTCTTCCTGTCCGTATTTATCCACAATATAGTTGATTGACTCTTGGATTGAGACGCCCGTATCGTTTGATGCTTCTTGTGCAGCACGAATCAAGCTGTAGAGCGCGTATTGTGGCTCTGGATCCTGCGCCACGATTTCTGTCAGATTGAGCAACGCGACACGGACCTCAGGATCGTTGGAATCTAACGTAGGCCGACAGATATTCCTGAGATTCCGGAGTTTCTGTTTCTTGCCGTCATGACGAATCCAGCGTTTTCCCTCAGGAAGGCAGCTCATTTCCAAAGTCCCACGATTGGTGGTGTGTATGGATGACAATTTGTGCAGACTGCTGGAATGGGCCACTTCGTCCACATCTCGAAGATGCGACGACACCGAACGCAACAGAGGAAAATCCGTAGAGTCATTTTACTGTCTCGATCGCAATTGGCGTGAGCCTACGGTCTTTTCGCTCGTCTATCGCAAACAGAAGCCATAGCCGAATTCGACCACCTTCGAGGATAATCTTTCGCTCTTCGTCGGTGAACTCCCATTCGGTCATGACCGTACCATCGGGACCGACAGAACCAACTAGAGCATTATACTCTGGCTGGTCCTTGGCAAAGGTGACAAGAATGGCGTCTCTGTGGACTGCTGGTGTAATAGATTTCATATAAGACCTGCGCCGGTCTTTCAGTCTGCCAAATGTGACCCGTCTTTGAAGACCGGCAGAACAAGACCCGTTTCCAAATTAAATTGTTTAGTTAGTCATATCTAACGCATGGCGCACCTCCATACCCGTTGTCAGACGAACGAAATCAATTCTGCTTCGCGATCGAAGTCGAGACTACTTTGCCAATTGATTGTGGGAGCTTACCCGACTCTTCGATGGTCTCCTCGTTCTTGGTCACGATGAGCACGAGGCGTGCATCCCACTTTCCTTCTGCCGGAAGTTGATGCATTTGGACATTGATGAGCGATACTTTCTCGCATTCGTTGAGAAACTCCGTGATCTCACGATCGGGCACCCCGGTTTCGGGATGGATCCGAAACGTCCTGCACCGCGCCATTGTCCAACTCCTAGTCCTTGAGTTGACCCCGAGTCGCTGGGCTGTTCAGACCGCGACGACCCAGAGTGATGTTGTTGGCCGCTTCACGCCCCGCAGCATGTCCTTCCGGATGATTGCGGTATTTGTGTTCGATAGCGTGAGCATGACGAGCTGCACGACCGCGAGCAGAGAACTTGTCGTCGATGTATCTCTGCGCCTTGATGAGCGCGCCGTTCAGTCTCATCAGACCGGTCTCCGTTGAATTGCCCTTGCTGGCAGCATAATCCTTCAACGCTGCACGCCGAGCCTCTTCGAATCGCTCCCAGATACGAGTGTTGAAAGATTCGATCCACGCTGAACGATAACCAAGCGCCTTGTTATCACGACCACGGCCACAGCCAGTTTCCTGCCAATATTTGACTTCTGCGGCCTTGGACATTTTCTCGACGGCCGGAACCATTGTGCCGTAGACGTATTCGGCGACAGTCGCATGCGAACGAACACCGACGAAAACCAGACGGTTGCTGCCCGGGAGGATGAGGATCTTGCAGAGATGCGCGCCGGCGATCCGCTGTGCGAGCTCCTCTTGCCACGCAATGCGTGACTTTGCGAGCTTTATGTTGTGGGCAGTGAAGCTGACAGCGATCTCGACAACCGGATCGTTGTCACGAGCGCGGGCAAAGTCGAGATCTGTTGGGCTGAGCTCGTGTTCGATCAACATCTTGTTGATCATAGCAGCGAACGACTGGGCTGCCTCCAGATTGCCAAGCGCAGCTTCGCCCTGTCGCGCCTGTTGGAGCTTCAGCAACTTGTCGATGATCTTGTCGCGATGGCTTTCTTTCTGATTAAACATCGCGGTCTCGAGTTCCTTGAATAGTGCCTGGAACTCCATACCGTGGTTCATGTGTTTCAGATGAGCGAGTTCGTGGGCAGCCGTGGTGCGGACGGTATCCGGATTCATCGGAGCATCGCACCACTTACCGTCAACTGTGCAACGGAGGACCAGACGAATGTCGCCGGTGCCCGAGCAATCACCGAGACGATCCGACATGCCCGTTTGTGGCATCGGGTAAGCCGTGATGTTTCGCAGCGGAAGATCATATATCTTCGCCACGCGGCGCATATGGTCTTCAATTTCTTTGAATGTCAGGACGTCGTCGGGATGGATCGTCATAATATCTTGGTTCATATCGGCCTATCCTTGTGTATCTACGGCAGGATTGCCGCAGTGAAATAATGATACCACAGTTTTAAACAGATTGCAATACCTATTTACTAGAATCGGAAAATTTCTTTTCTAGCAGGTAAGTCAATCTGATGTCAACTAGATTTATGGAGAAAAGAAAAGACCCAATGGCGGGAGGTAGGAGCTCGCACCATTGGGTCACCGACTGCCCCGCGTTGTTGACGCGGCGCAGCGCAGTTACGAAGTCGCGGGAGCCGAGCTGGTCTGACCCTGAGCCTTCGCGAGTGACGACGCTGCCTTCTCGGCCGACGCCTTCAGCTTCGCGAGACGAGCTTCGGCCTTCTCCGCTGCGAGCTTCGCACGTTCGGCCTTCTTCTGCTCCGCTTCCTGCTTTTTCGCGTTCTTCGCAGCCTGGAGCTCGCTGACTCCCGCGCCTTCCGGAAGCAGACCCTCGAACTCCACGTCGATCGTCGCCGGAGGCGCTGCCAGGAATTCCGGCGTGACCGTCCGCTTGTCGATGAAGATCGCGCCAGGAACGCCGGGGACCTTGTAGCTGATCCAACCGTTCTTGTGGATCCGATTGAACTTGACTGTCCTCATGTGAATGCCCCTTTGAATGTCAGCGGTTAATTCCGCTACCGTAAATACATCCTAACATGCCTGTATTGGCAATGCAAGGAAATTCTTGCGGTCAGAAAAATTTATTTTGTATTAAAACTTCTCTGCCTTGTCAAGAACCAGCGCAGGCCCGACAATTCGTGGCAGGTAGCGAAGCCGCCTCCCTACTAGCTGAGGAAGCTGCGCAACACTCACATGCAATTTCTCTGCCATCGCAGTGTGCAGGATCGTAGTCGCCCGTTCGTTGAACTGGAGTTTCTTGAGGGTTCCCTCTTCGTCACAAAGAATTCGAATAAATCTGCTCATACCCCAGTCACTTTCTGGGATTAACTGGAGGTAACCACCGATGATGGTCTGAGCTTCCTGAAGCCCGAATTTCGTACCGTTCTTTGGCTTGACTTCTTGGATATCTCCAGCGATCGGAATGAACTGCGCCATTAGAAGCTCCTACAAATGTTTCGAGGACTGCAGAGTATCAAGTCTGCGCCATCTGGACGAATCGTCCAACCATTGTCGAACGAGATATAGATCTGATTCTTTACGTTTATTACACCAGAGTAACCGCCCTTACGTCTGGTCGGAGATAAAGACAGAGCTATAGCCTCATTGATCTGTCCTGGCCCCGAAACGACAATTCCGCCGGTAAGAGCAATAGCGCGATTCACAGAACCTGTGCCTGCCTGCTCAATATTACCGATCGTCCCCATTGCTAAATCCACATGGCCTTCATGCGTTAACTCCACATAGCCCTCGAGAGCTTGTGGTCCGCCATCTGGTGACGGCGCGTATTGTTGGACGTAGAAGAGGCCACACAATGTCCATCGTGTTGGCTTGTCCTTCACCATGCACGATTGCTGATATTTAATACTGATCTGAGTCCAGCTCTGAGCGCCGGTATAGGCTACCATGACGCTGAGCAAAATGATCGATGCACATAATGTCTTCATAAGTCACCTAAAAGAAACCCGGAGGTGCTGCAATCTGTCTCGGACAGTTCCCAGCACATTCCACGAGTGATGCCGGCGAGAGGTCGGGTATCGTGCTCCGGGTTCAGATTACCGTGGCTCGACTGTTGCGTAAGGCCGAGCTCTGGTCGCAAGCTGTTTCAGGCCTTCCGCGACTGGAGTGCCCTTGAACAGATTGGCCAGAATGTCGGCGACGCTCACTCCACTCATCGCTGAGAGTGGTCCAAGCGCCGTAGCAGCTCGCTCTGTGAGCTGTTGATCGGCAAACACTGTGAGCGCGGTAGTCAGCGGGCCTTGCATCGCTGTTGCGCGATCAACGGTGCTCTTGGTGTCGGCCTCCATCTTCTGCAACTCGCGCTCCAAAGTGCGCAGTGCAATAGCATGGAGTTGGTCTTCGCTGATCTGGCGGCGCGAGATCTCGGCCGATGTGATCTCCAACTGTAGATCCTCATCAGCGATTCGCGCTTCCAGCCGTTGCGTGGTGATCTCGTTCTCGAGCGAAGCTTGGATCGAATCCAGCGCAAATTTTGACTGCGCCTCCTCGGTCTTGGCAGTATCGAGCGCGATCTTGGTCTGTGTGAGCTCTGCAGTCTTCTCACGAGTGATGACCTCGGCGCGCTTGACGTATGCGAGCTCTCGTTCGGCCTTCGCCAAGTTGACAGCACTCTTCAACGCATCCATCTGCGCGTCGTTGAGGAGCTGTGCAACATTCGGCGTCTCAATCCTCACATCGAGAACTTCCAGATCGTACACCCGCATGTTGTTCTCAGCGAATGGGCGACCAGGTCTTGTGCCGCCGTCGACTGCGGAACCGAGCACCGTGTTGCGAATGATGTCGATTGCATCCGGATAGAATTCCTCGACATTTTTCCGCTTTGCCGCGTTGCGAATCATCGAACGCATGTGATCGGTGAGCAACCGCACGTAGTTCTCGACCGCGAACCAGCGTTCTTGATCCTCACCCTCGAAGTTCACGCGATAGGCCACGCGCAAACTGATCTTCACCAGATCCTTTGTTTCGATGGTGATGAGGTCACTGACTCGATTGTTGTGAACGCGGAGATACACTGTTCGATACAGCTTCTCCGATGTCTTCGGCGCGCCGGTGGACAGTTCGAGAGGTGCCAACGTTTCGTCGTATTCCAGCAGAAGCGGCGCTGGCCCAACGACAACACGCCGATCTCCGGATTTGTTGATCACCATCACTGCGTAGCCGGTCCAGACTACGATGGACACTGCGCCTTCGTACTTTGTATCCAATGTGATGGTGCGTGGCGGTGTGAAGGTGCTCCCGCGTTGGAATGTCTCGCCCTTCACTTGACGACTGGCCACCGTTGCAGCCTCATCCATCGCATTCAACGCTGAAAGGCTCCGGGAGCCCATCGCGTAGTTCGACGGTATGCTCGCCGCGAATTGCGTGGGATTGGATGCCATCGCATGAGTGATTGTGCCACCAGACAACGGTGCCGCAGAACCACCCATTGTCGCTGACTGTGCGATCACCTCAGCGGTGAGCTTCGCAAGCTCCTGGTTCACCTTCAGGACCGTCTCGTTCCCAGGATACCAGAGCTTCACCGTGTTATCGGCGAGCACACGTCGCACGATGACCTGATGTCGTGGGTCGCAAAGCAACATCTTCGGGCCACGGATCAAGTCGATAACGCCGGTGTTGCGATCGAGCACGTAGCGACCTTCGCCTGCCGGAATCGCGACGGCGTAGTGCTTGGTCTGATTTCCGTAGCGAATGACGCTATGCTCTTCACGCTGGAAGTAGATCGCTTGCTCTTTGCCAGTGATGAAGAGCTCGTCGCCGGCCTTGTAGTGTTTGCCATCTTCATCGTAGTCGGCGATGACTTTGATGTAGAGGCCGGTAGTTTCGTTGAGCTCGATGGCGCGGAACTTGCGCTCACCATCGCGTTCCACGAATGTCTCCGTTGGTTTCGGGAACACCACGTCTGGCCCTTGGACGAATCGTTTGTTGCCGTCTTCGTCGAGCAAAATGCAGTATTCCAGACGCTCCAACGTAACCGCATCCCGAACAAGATTGTCAGCTGCGTCCGGTAGCACCTTGATCCCTGTCGGTGGAATGAAGAACGCCACCGCCGTCCCCTCGATGATCAAGAGCTCGCCGGGTGTGAAGCTGCGCGGAGCCGGAGGCGTTGCCGATGCCTCGCCTGTCGGCTTGATGACTGCGGCCTTCCAGTTCTTCGCAGCTTCGACATCGTTGTATACCTGCGCCAACAGATATTGGTTGGAACGCAGATGATGCCCATGGATGACCTTCGCCTTCTGTCCGGGCCACAGCGAAAAATTCGCTGGTCCTGGAATATTGACTCGATGGCCGATCTGGAGCTGCACCGAATTCGTGGATGTTCCGTTCGTTGGATGCTTGTCTCCATCGGCCGGATTGTAGAGCGCGATGTAATAGCCCTCTGGTGCTACTGCATCGATCATGATCGCTTCGTCCGCCGTCACACGACGAAAACGTCGAGCCTCTGGATCCCAGACTACAGGCTGGTCCGTGTTCGACAAACTGACCTTGTTTGGGCCAACGATGGTGCTGACCTGCCCCTTCGTTGAATCCAGCACGAAGGCATATTCGCCCGGTGCTAAGACAAGATCTCCTCCACCCCTTACGTCATTCCCCATTTCCCCTCCTATATGTTATGGAACAGATACGGATTCGCTCTTCTTCGGTTCGCTCCTTTCGCCCAAAATGAATTCCACGTCAATGACCTGTCCGGAACAGATTTCGTCCCAGTGTTCGATGATCCACTGATGCGCGATTTGCATTGTGCGGCCACACGGCCAATTGTAGGGATCGTATTGCGCCTCTACTCCATCCAGCTTACATAGGATGATGTATGGCGCATAGTGATATAGCTCGGTGAGCTGTTCCTGCGAATATCCAGCTCGGCGGCACAAAAATAACTCGTCCGTATTGCGAACGTGCAATCGAGTTGCCATCGCCGGAATGAACGTGGCAGCATCACGAATCTCGAGTATTTTTACTTCCATCTGACCCCTCCATGACGATTATCTGTTTCGTGCCGAATGGATTCTGCTGCCACCACTGTCGAGTTGCTGACTCTGCACCACAGTCTGGACAAGGGATCGGCCAGAATGGCCCTGTCTTTTCACCGTTGAACCAATGGCCGTTCTTACAGACGATGAGCGCCATTATTTGCTCAATAAGTTGTTAAGATTTTTTCTATAGGCCATTTCAAACTGTTGTAGAGGCCCAGAAATAGAATCGCCATCAGGGTCACCAGCCACCCTGATAATTCGTCGTCCTCCGATATGTTGCTCATGTTTGCTGACTGAGGTGCTTGTTTGCCCAGTGGAACGCCCACGTCGCTGCCCACTTCAGGTAGTCGCCCTCGCTCGTCCCGAGATGCGCCCAGATCTTTGGCTTCCGACGCTGGATGATCTCCAGAATCGCTTTGCCCCACGCTTCCGCATCCAGTCGATACCCGTTCTTCGACATGCTCATCGCGAACCTTCCACATTAATAACGACCTTTAAGGGTTGAGACTGGAATACCTGTTTTGACTGCCCAACCCGCAAATGTCAAAGATTCTCCTCTGAATGTTAAAGTCACAAGATTTTTGGATTCTTTTAGACGAATATGTGCTACGTTTTTTAAATGAGTTATCGTATGCGACAAATAATTCCGATGCGAAAACTTTCTACCCTTAGTATGAAATCTATCCGAAAGACCGCGAGTCTCACTGTTTGTACGAAATACAGATTTTAGTTCTTCCGACACAAAAGAAGTCTTTTGAGGAACCTGGAGTATCTCACAAATTACAGATTTTTTAATTCCGTGCGCCTTAATCCAATGTTGAGAAAGAGATTGGAATTTATCTTGTCCGCACCACCAACATCTACCAATTCTAATCGATTCTTGCAATTCTTGTCTCGTTGGATCGTTAGAGGAATCAATTCTCTTTAGTAGAGTGATTCTTCTATTCCTTTCGCGCGGAGTTGTAGAAAGGCCCGTCCGATTATAGATCGATCGTCCAGTTCTGTTTCCAGCACCTGAAGATCCAAATCCGCCTATTAATTTTGGCATTAGCGATTCACTCGATAGACCTTGTTCTTCGGGACGCGGAACGGCATATTCTTCGGTCCTTTGAGGAACGGGCTCACCCAGATGAGTTTCCGCTGGATCATGTTCGGACCACACGGTTGCTGTCGCCAAAATCCATCAACTTCCCAGCGGCAAGACCAGTTGACTTTCTTCATCTCCTTCTGGATCAGGAGCTGCTCAGCGGTTGTAGTTTCGGGCTTCTCGACACGTCGCAGATTGATAACTTTGACGTGGTCGAGAGACTGTTCGGTCTTGCGGTTAAATTCCTTACGACGATGGCGTTCGATGTGCCCGGCTTCCTCGACTACGATTCGCTGATCTAGCCATGCGAGGCCAGCTAGAATGAATTTACAAACTCCACTAACTGCAATTCTGAGATTATCCACCGCATCTGGAGGGATTAACAGTTCCTCATCCCTCTTATTCACGAGCTTCATATCGCATTTTGCTAACATCTCTGCGATAGTGTCGCCTTCTTTCCAACTACCAGTGAGGGATGGCCATGTCATAAAGGCGGGGATGTTATGATCACTCCAACCTACCATGTATAATTCATTAACGGGAGGGATCCCAGCGTGTAACACCTGCTCGAACTGATTGATCGGCGAGCCCGCTGGGATGGTGATTCTATCAGGTTGAAAAGTGAACCAGCCCATCGATAGGGCGCGTATTCCAATCTCTTGAAAGCCGGTCCGTTCGAATTGTTTGAGCGGAAGAGGTTGCTCAAAATGCCACCATGCAGCATCAGTGTTCAAATTCCAAGTGCTGATTTTGGAATCGTCTGGGATGCTATGGCTAGCTGATAAAACAGCGCTCATCGTCTCAGCATTCCAAGCGAACGGAACGGCAGCTTTGAGAAGAACACGCGAAACAGAAAGAACCGCTTTCTGATCTAATCTCATTTCTAAAGTATCATAGCTAGGCCCGCCACGAGAGCAATAGTCGAGAGCAGCTATCTGCCGCTCAATCGCATCGCGCCACGGTGCGTTCTTACCCGGACCGTGAACTAATTGTGGATGTTGTTCCATGCTGCCAGTATACTATGGTTTTAAACTGGATTGCAACATATTATTTCTGAATCCTGCACTATGCCATTCCAGTTCTTCAATCTCTTGTCGGATCTGGAAATACTTTGCAGTCCACGCTGGATCTCCGACCTTACCGCCAACCGAGTTCACCGCGCACGTATGTAAGGTGCAAATGGGTCGGAAATGTGGCGGCAGAACACAGCCGAGTGGCGACATGAATTTCAGTGTAGGATGGTCGGTCGTGGGATGAACCCAACCGTGCTCTCTTATCCAATCCTCGGCCATGTCGCAATACATCGAATCACAACAGCTATGAGGAACGCGGCACGTATTTGCGCATTCCGGAGCTGTCAGCTCCGACATGTCTTTATACAACTTTATGAGTTTTTTCTCCATCCATTGGCCTCTTCCTCGAATCGTGCTGCTTCTTGACGCAACATGTCGGAGAGCTTTAAAAGACGATCACGATTACCGATTGCCTCGGCCTTCTTGACCATGTCTGGCAAATCTTCCGGCCAGAGACTATTCGACGGCGTTACGTCTTCAGTTGATTTCTCGAGTAGCACCAGCATCACTTCGTGAACAGTGATACGCTGTTGACGCGCCAACGTCAATAATTTCGCGTGAAGTTTGGCTGGGAGGACGATATGCCAGCGTCTATCTTGTTTATTCATAGGGACTTATATACTTGAGTGCGCATTCCATCTTTCAGGACACTTCTACTCGGCGATCTGCCCGATTGACTTCACATCGACCTGACAATTTCCGTACGTCTTCACGCCGTCGGTGAACGTCGCGTGACCGTTCGCACTCAGGTGGACCGCGCCGTTGCCGACCTGCTGATCGAGAATCGTTTCGAGTGCCGGACACACCGCGTCGAATTCTGTTTTGCTCTGCCCGGTCAGTCTCGCGCTTTCCTCGGCGAGTTTCCGCTTGATTGCTTCAGGTTTTCCGACGAACGTGACTGAAAAGCTCATGGTGGTCTCCTTTGCGAGTGGTGGAAGGCCGAGCGTGCGACGAATCGCACGAGTGCGCCGAAGCTGAACGAGCGGATCGGTATCGCGTTCACCGATGAAGAAGTCTCCCGGTAATGGGCGCGGATCGCGCGACGGCGGAAATCCGATACGGCCCCTCATTTCTCGCCTTTCTCAGTCGTCGTTGGCACGGATTCGCTCTGCGCACTCATGTATATAGTTCCCTATTCATAGAGCTATCTGTCCTATCCGGACCCCTGTTTCTTCCTTGAACGTGCCATCCGGCCATACATACCAGATATATCGTTTTGCTTGCTGCGCATAGCCAATCGTAGTCCACGTTCCTTGTCCGCGTAGACTAGCAGGCTTCACGAAATCCTTTGGTGTCGCGATGAGCCCATCAATTCCAGCAGCCACGATTTCACGATCACACACAAGGAATGGCTTTGGTTCGAGGAGTTGGTCGGCATCCAGACAGAATGCACGAGCTTTGGGATTATCTGGCGGATGGATCACGATACGGGCGTGGAGCTCCCGTGCCAAGCGATGAGCTTGTGCATCGGAGCCGATACAATCACCGTGATGTAGAACGTGTAGCTGGAGCTCCAGGAAGAGGTAACGGACAGTGGCGTGTTGCCGCTGTGTCATCCCTTTACCGGGTTCCTTGGAGCTGCCGGTTCCGGTAAATCCGAGGATCATGGGAAGCTCCTCTCGAGCTCCTCGATTTCCCGCAAATTCATCCACTGAATTGGTGGGTGATTAAAGATCGATATCGGCCTATTCCAATCGTAACCGTCGGGCTCGGGTTCTCTCCGACCGCTGCCCGGCCGGTGCCCCGATTGCAGTCAAACACGGAAGCCGCGACGACGGCACTCACGAATCATCATCGTCAACGCAACGAGACGCTCCTCGGTAGCATCGAGATACGGGACGGAGCCGAAGGCATGGACCAGCGTGCGCTCGATGAAGGATACGGTGTTACGGAGATGCTCTTCCGTCATATCACGTGGTGCAATGAGCTCACCGTTGCGCATCTTCCAGCGATAGTTGTCGCCATTCAGGAGCGCGTTGTGAGAGTTGTAGAGATTCTCATAGTTCTCTCGCGCATTTTGCAGATGTGACTGCGTAGCTTCGAGTTTGGCTCGGAGACTCTTGACGGTATCGCGGATCACGATACGTCTGTGGATGTGGACTTTCGGCTTTGCCTTGCGATTCTTTGATTTTGCCATAATCGTAATAACGCCGGGATCCCCAACCCGGATAGGCAGCATACTCACAGGCGACGACGTCTGCGGGCTGAAGCGATGTGCTTTGGGGATCCCAGCGCGAACTACAGTATACCACAGTTTAAAACTGATAGCAATAGTGGGTTTAGACTAAAAGGAGCTCCTAGTCCATGTGATATCTAGCTGAGGGTGCCTGCGAATCCAACATTATTATATGCGCGCGTGTAGGGTCGCGAAAAAATAATACTTGCATTCCAGTTTAAAATGTGCTATCATGTTTATCCTGCTTGGTGAGGCATAGTGCCCCAACCAAGTTCGCAATTCTGATTACCCGGGATTGCGGAGCCAAGCACCATCACTTACAATTCACGGGGTAATTCGTGGAGCTGATGAGCTCTGATGCAAAAGTTGCGTCTTTCTACGACTGGCTGCTTGACCAGAAACCCCGCCACGATCTTGTAGGCCGATTAGCTACAGAAGCACAGCGCGATAAAACCTTTCCACGTAGAGCGAATCGTCTTCACCTTTTCCTGCACTATTACGATCTAGAACACAATAATCGTAGAGCAGTTAAACTCGCACATGCGGAATGGCGACAGCTTCGTCGTAGACAAGGGAGCACGTGAGTGTAGTGGACTTTCCTTCACCACCGGATTGGCTGAAGAAATACTACGAACGTGGATTTCGGCTAATCTTCTACTCAGAGAAGCAGAAGGGGCCAACTGGTCAGGAGGCGCTTAATTGGACTGAACGGAGTGACAAGTTAAACGATTGGCGACCAAATCGCAATGTCGGTGTCTTTACAGGGCACGAAATACAGCCCGGTAAATTCTTAGTTGACGTTGACTTCGATTGGTCAGATGGCTTGCCGCTAGCAAAGCGCATTTTGCCTGCGACTGGATTCGGCTATGGCCGTGCTAGTCGCACGATGAGCCATGCGTTCTACACATCACCAGAGCCATTAATCAGTATTGCGTTTGATAACATCGATGGTAAGCCCCTAGTCGAACTTCGAGGAACAAAAGCGGACGGCACGGTCGGGATACAGACCATGTTGCCGCCATCTATTCATCCCAGTGGCGAAACCGTTGAACTGCGGATGGATGAGGAAATTGCCCATGTCGAAGATTTGCATCGACGCATGTGTCTCTATGCTACAGCCTGTCTTATCTTTTCTGTTCTCGGGCATCGTGGTTTGCTCCACGACACTCGGCTTGCTGTGGCTGGTTTTCTTCTTTCAAATGGCGTCACGGAAGAGGAAGCGATTGCAATTGGCGAAGCGATTGCAGCAGCAAGCGGAAACAATGTCGCAGACGTAAGCGTCACTGTTAAATCTACCGCACAACGAATCAAGGCAGGCGAGCATGTCTTCGGGAAGACTGCGCTCATTAAAGCTATTGGTGACGATGGGAAGAAGGTTATTGCTCGCATCAAGGAATGGCTCGGTGGTAGCGACTTCCTTGAGAACGAGAAGGGCCAGATCATCCCCACCTCTCAAGAAAATATTCGTCGAGCGTTAGAGAAGATGGACATAACGCTGTGTTTTGATAACTTCTCACAGAAAGCGATGATTGACTATCCAGGCAACGGGAATGGCAGCGCATATCGCGGGCCGCTCGTTGACGCAGTTGTTCGACACGTTTGGCTTGCCACCGATACTCGATTCCATTTCCGCCCTGCCAAAGACTTCTTCTTTGATGTAACCGAGAACACAGCACATGAGAACAAGGTGCATCCTGTTCTGGATTACCTAAAGAGTTTGAAATGGGACGAAGTTCCTCGTGTCGATGATTGGCTGATCAAGGCGGGCGGAGCCGCAGATACTGCATATGTCAAGGCTGTATCCTCGATCATGCTCTTAGCGGCGGTCAAACGGGTCATGAGCCCCGGCTGCAAATACGACGAAATGGTCGTACTTGAGAGCGCGACCCAGGGATTATTGAAGTCCACAGCCCTGCGAATGCTTTGTCCAAATGAAGCATGGTTTAGTGATGATCTTCCGCTAAACGTAGATGCTAAGCAGATCGTTGAACGAACACTTGGTAAGTGGATAATTGAAGCGTCAGATTTGTCCGGTATGCACGCTTCGCAGGTAGAGCATCTAAAAGGTATGCTCTCCCGACAGACTGACGGACCTGTGAGGCTCGCATATGGCAGGCTCCCGATCGAACAACCGCGGCAATTCATCATTGTCGGGACAACAAATTCTTACACATATCTCACAGACTCTACAGGCAATCGTAGATTTTGGCCAGTCAGAATCAAACAATTTGATATTAACTGGATTCGCGCGAATCGAGATCAAATTTGGGCCGAAGCAGCGCACAGGGAGTCAGCAGGTGAATCTATCCGTTTACATCCCTCCCTCTATGCACATGCCGCGCTCCAACAGGAAAGGCGTCGCGCGGAAGATCCGTGGGAGCAAAGGCTAGAACGTGCGTTCCCGCGCAACAAGAAACATCGTCTGGCTCCGGATGAAGTGTGGGGTGCTCTAGGTATATCAATTGATAAACGTGATCAAAGATCAAATGATCGTGTATTGAAGATCATGCACTTACTCGGTTTCATACGGAAAGCAGTACGAACCGAGGATGGAATCGTAAAGGGCTTTGCCCGAGATATCGAAGAGGGGCAGTATGATCTGCCCGAGGATAAAGATCATGGATAATGCAGTTGTCGCGCGGGTTGACATCAACAACCCCAAAGATCACCGAACGCTCATCGATTGCCTAGGAATAGATTTGATGACACGGCTCGAGGAGCAATTCAAATCACGGCTACCGTTCAATGTCATTGATATTGGCACGGTCATCCCACGAAATTGGCGCTGTGTCAAGATTGATCTGACCATGCTCCACAAATGGGATGAACTCTGTCGAGCGATGGCAGATGACTTAGACAAATTAGGTTGGTCGACCTATATCCGAATTCCACAGAATGCCTCCGTTCCATTGACTACGGAGCAGCGATTCGAAAATCTGGCCTTACGTTCTGCTTGAGGGTTTGCTGGGAGATGACATCCCAAGGTCCATTCTTGCCGCAGCTTGGACATTGGGCGTTAATCATTGACTACTGCGGCTACTGAGAGGCTGTATGTTCTGCTCATGTCTCGGGATTCTGGATTATATCTACCACAATCTGCTGAGATGTCGGAATTGCGGACGATGGGTAGAGTTTAATCCGACGGGCATGGGTGCTCCCTCGACTACAGGATGCGTTCCACCGATGTTGTTTCGGGAGTTTGGCTCTCGTCCACACTCGCGGGCCGGCTACAATAAAGCAAATGATGGAATCAGCGTCGATCTGATAGGGACGGATTAGGTGGCAGAACAACGATCATTTCCAAGCATTCAGCGCGTTAACAAACGACATCCTAGTTCGCAGCATACGTGTCATGCGACGGGCTGTGATGTCCGTGTTCCACCTGAGATGTTCATGTGCCGAAAGCACTGGATGTCTTTACCGAGACGTATGCGCGATCGCATATGGGCAACCTATCGTCCTGGCCAATGTGACGACTGGAATCCGTCACAAGAATATCTGCTGACAGCGAAGGAATGCGTGATTTGGCTCGCGCAGCACGAAGGCTTGGAGCCCGATACGCGGATCTACGATAGTTTCTTGGCGAACTATGAATAAACACCACGCCTACTTCCAGCAACGGAAGAATCATCCCAGCTTCGAGAGGAAACGAGCGTTCGTCCTCGAACATCGCGAGCTCTGGCTCTGTGCGAACGGTAGTGTTAACGAAGAAGGCGTGACAGAGGTCGCAAAGAAAGCTGTGGCGCTGAAGATCTGGACTGTAACATTATCCGATACACGATTCTCGATACGCAATCATATTCAAGAGATCCTTGGGAGACCAAAGGCGTGACTATTAAAGAACGTATCAAAGTTGAGCTCTCGACAAAACCATATCAGACAGCGACAGCACTCGCTCGTCGCCTTGATCTGACTCCTGGTAGTGTAGCCTCTGCTATCCATCAGCTCTGGAAGGATAATCAGATCATCCGTGAGAAGACGGAAACGTTCCACGGTCCTCGTGGTGGATTCCTGTATAGTTTGCCATTCCATGGAAAGTTGGTTGGTCAATGAAAGAGCTATTCTGGTTTTCTGTCTATCTGGTTGGATTCCTGTTTCTGCTGTCACTGCTCCGCTTCCTGAACACGGACGGTATCTGTGTCAACAGCACGCGCATGTTCGAGGGAAAGACTGAATACACGACGTCTTGCTACCATTTCGGGGCAACGCGATAGGAGAAGTCATGCATGCAGTGATCACGATAAAGAACGACAATGGTGACGTCATTGATCATCGGGTTGCAGTCATCAACAACTACAGCCTCAATGTGAAATACGGACTCGACGGTCATCCAGTCTTTGATCAGAGTGGTGTCCTTCGTGGCTATACGTTCATTGCGGAATTTGCGCCACGATCGATGGATGATCAGTATCCAACACAGCGATTCATGGAAGTCACTATGGGAGAACTTAGTCGTCGGAAAGATACTACAGATGCTGCACGTTTCCTGCTCTACTGTTTCGAACAACTTGCTCGAACACATCACGCCCAGAAGAATGACAATCTGATAATGATGTGGTCCTCGGATCTTGCAGCACTTGAAAAGCCCAAAGAGGATTGATATGGATAAACCTGAGTCGCGATTTCCGATCATCATTGAGCGCGGCGCGAAGCCTCACCCGATGACGATTAGCTGGCAGACCGCCGAGATGGCCTACTCAGTCTATGCGGCCCGCTACGGGAAAAATCAGAGCCTCGAGCGCATGATGCAGCGAGGTGGCTTCTACCCGAGCGAAATGGACGATTACGTGCCTGATTGGCGGGAGCGAGAATCAGAACTCACCGCCTTACGGGAGGCGCAGGCCCGGCTAACGGAGGAGAACCAGAAGCGCACCGAACAACTGAAAGCGGCCTTGCTCGACGCCTGGGAAGCGAATACGTCATATGCCTCGCTGCTGAATCGATTCGCGCAGGCCGAAGCCGACGTCGCCCGCCTGACGCAGGAACGGGACGGAGCGGAAGACGCCGCGAGAGTCTATCAAGAGCAAGTGTCAACCTCAGAACGTGTTCTGTACGCCGCCGAGGCCCGGCTCCAAGCCGTGGAGCAGGAGAACCGAGAACTGAAAGAGGCCTGCACCATCGCGCGACTGGCTCTGATCTCTAAGTGACGGTCTATCTCGTCGTTGAGCGTGGCGACTGGCAACGAAAGATCGAACATCTGTATGAGGTGTATGCCGCATTCAGCAGTCGCGAAAAGGCACGAACGTTCATTGCTCTCAGCGATGGTAACGCAGATCTGGAAATTATAGAGATAGTTCTGGATTGATATGGCACAGGCAGTGTTCATCTATGCGGACGGATTGCGCAAGGCGCGTGAAGTCAAAGATCCGCCTCCTTGGATCTTATCACTATCCGTCCCATTACATGTGATTCCAACGATCAGCTTCGAGGGAGACATGGGCTCAGCTCAGTATGCTGAAACGCGATTCAAGTTGACTGGTAAGAATAACGGATCGTATATCTACAGGGAGATCGTATGAGTGAACATCCGTTCTATCCAAATCCCTCTGCGCTCAATTCCTGCAACGTCTGTGGGTTAGAGAAGCGATTTCATTACATCTCTGCAACTGGGATGACTCTTCGGCAAGGCGTCGTCCTAGCTTGGGATGTGTGCCGCCAAGAGAAGCCGAGTTGGAATCGACCGGTCATGCTGTTCTGTAAAGATCCGGGCTACTACACGCGAATTGCCAAGAGAGGCGATGATTTGAATGGATCCGCGCTGATCGTGGTGCTCCCCATGCGACGCTACGAGTTCGGCAACTTGGAATATCCCGAGGCGCGGGCCTTGATTCAAAAGCTCACATGTCGCGCGTTGCTTATTGACTAGCTGATGCACATATTGCGAATCGAGGTCGGCGATGATGATCCACGATGTTACCGGCGAATTAGTCCAGGTCCGCGATTTGGTCGAGAGGCTTACCTATCGCCAAGATAAACGACGACGGACTGGCCTGAAGCCTGACGAAACGTTGAACATTTCAATCTGCTACGGATTTCATGCACGTCAGGGTCGCAGTTTGAAGGCGTGCGATATCTGCGGTGCGAGCGTCGGATGGCTGGTTGTGCGTGGCGAGCTGCGGAAGCCGTGAAGTTTTGAACATGTTGAAGTTCTTGAAATTCTGGAAATCTCGAAATTCTGGTAATTCGAGGGATTTGGCCGCGGGAGGCGGGTTGGACCTGCAAATTTACGTCTTTTGTAAATTTGTAACTCCCAAAAGTTTGTAACCGGGTCCAAAGTTACAAACGGGTTACAGGCTAACTCGTTGCAAACAAAGAACTTAGGGCAAACACCAGTGCTCCTAACTCGTTGTAACTTTGTAACCTGCCCCCTATAACCTGCCGAGAAGCATGGTAGGGGGCTTACCCTAACTGTTACTGCTGTTGCTAAAGGTTTTCAATAGAGTTATAAAGGTTACAGGAGTTACATTGTTGCAAACAAAGCACTTGACCCGGGTTACAGGCTGAGTTACACGAGTTACCTCTCGAAGTTACGCCGACGTTTGTCGTTCCAAAATCCCGTGCCGCAGTCGGCACTTTTCGCAGGTTACAGAGGTTACACGAGTTACAGACGCATTTTCACTCGGAGTTACATCCATTCTTCTGATGTTAGCTAAACGTCAAACAAGGAGCGTTATGGAGCCACTCACACGTGACCAAGTCCTCGAACTACTCGCGCAGGCCGCAGAAATCGCTGGACAACTGGAGTCCGCCGAGAAGAAACTGACTGGGACATCAACTGGAATCCTCGAGACCAGCGTGGTGCCGCCTGTGATCCGTGAGCGGATCCCCAATCAGCGGTGGCCGACGTGGGGCGACCTGCATCGCGCGCTGAACGGATGATGATCAACTTCACAGGCTATTTCTGACGCTGTAGTTATCGCTCCGACGCAAGACGCGTGCCAAAAATTCCTCTTCTGCAAAGTCCGTGCCATCTGACAGTCAAGTCCGACTGGTCAGCTAGATGTCGAGTTGACGTCCATCTGATGTCGGGCTCCGGCACTCATGGCACGGATCTTGCTACGCGCGTGCTCGTGCGCGGTAGTAAGGTGGAAGCATCCAGTAGACGTCAACATCCTCTGCCAGACGGACTAAAATAATGCTTGCGTCGAGTTTAAAACTGTGGTATCGTGTGCTGGTAGGGAGGTAGGAAATGGCTGAGCAACTCACACCCGAGCAGAAGCAGAAAGCTCTCGATGTCATCAGCGCCATCGCGGATTATATCCAGGCGATGTGCGAGCAGAGTCAGAAACGCGGGCTCCCCGGCTTGCCGTCCGGTGAGCTCTACGCGGTTCTGATGGCGACTGGGATGGGTTACATGGAGTATCAATCCTTCATTGGCACCCTGCAGAACATCGGCGCGATCCGCGTCAAGAACAACTGCATCATCTGGCAAGGACTGCCGAGGAGCTGACATGGTGGACTCAAAAGGTCAACAGAAGCGCAAGTATCTCGTGGTCTGGGAAGGATGGGTGGAGGGGACGAGCGCTGCGGATGCGTGCGCCACCGTCGAGGAGGCGATTGCCAAGACGCCTGAGTTTGTCGAGATGGATGACTGCGAAGTTGACGACCCGGAGGGAGAGGAGCTGTAGTCCGGCCATCTGGCCGGATCGCCCTATTCAGCTTGATGTCAGAATCTTTCTGCGCATTCGCCTCGCCGTGTGGTATGCTTGTAGTTGGAGGTAGGCACATGATCAGTGAAGTACGAACGCTCGTTGCGGACACGCGGCTCATCGACATCGAGGATACCGATGGCACGGCATTTTGCGACGCCAGCGATCTGATGCTTTCGCCGGGCGTATGGCCGGAGAAAATCGTGATCGTCAACAACGCCATGCCGAAGTCTCACTTCGCAATTGGCGCAGGCACGATTCTGACTCGCGGCGACCGCACCGAGCGCGCCGGGGAACTGGTCGGCGTGACCTACGTGAGCGAGGACCCTCGAACTGCACTGCGGCGGTTGTTCGTCGCGAACGATTGAAGCTGAGGCCGGGGAGTCAATTCCCGGCCTTTCTTTTGCCCTGACGAATCAACTTGACATCTAGTTGAAGTATTGAACTTGCTGAAGTTCTGAAATTCTTGAAATTCCTGAGTCAACAAGATTCCCAAAATAACGCTTGCGTCGGTTTAAAACCTGTGGTATGATGGTTTTGTTGGTTGGCGCTGCAATCCCGCGGAGCCAGCCTAGTAACCGGATAGGCGGATGGTGAGGTGTGTGATGGCAAAGGACAAGAATCGGGGCAGCAACATGTCAGTGGTCGAGAAGCCTGCGGCCGAGCAGGCGCAGGTCGAGACCCCGGCCGCGGGGTCAGCGGCTGAGGCAACTCTGGCCGTCGGGCCGAACTACACGCTCGTGTATCGCCGGGATCACCCCCAGGATCGGTGCTCCTACGGCATCGCCGGCGTCAG